TCGCCGGCCGCGTCTACATCGGTCGAGTTCAGGCAGGCACGCCAATCACAAGCGCAATCTCGTTCACCAAGGGTGGAGTCTACGACTCGGGGTGGATCTCGGTGGATGGGGCGGCGTGGGCAACAGTGCTGCTCAACCACAATCTCGGAGTGCTTCCCGCGAACATCGACCTATGGGTCAGGGAGGACGCTACGTCACCGGCGTACCGTCCGCTTGTCCGGCGTACGATGGTCACACACTTCGACGAGGGCAATACCACCGTCGATGCTGGGGATGCCAAGAAGAACGTCCTCTTGGTCCCTTCGATGTACGTGTATTCGACCGAGGTGGACGTGACGGTAGAGCTCATCAGCGATGCACCAACGTCGAGCCCCGCAGAGCCCTCGGCGATCTTCACGAACGCGGCCGGGTCGGACGTTACCTCGCCGGCTGAGCTGCGCATCATTGCGCGGAGGTAAGTCATGGCCGTCACCGTCACATCGAACAAGACTGTCTCGTTCCGCAGCCCGTACGCGGGTGAAACCTTCCAGCGTCTCGCGGAGAAGGTTCTCGGCCGTGACGGGTATCTTGGCGGCGGGCTTACCACCGACAACGGCTCGATCATAGGCGTCGCGCTGTTCAGCGTGGTGCAGTCTGGAATCGTCGCAGATAGCCTCGAGGCGGTTGTGGGCCTCCCGGTCCCCACGGCCGCGGAGCCCTGGTTCGTCCTGGCATCCATCCCCGACGACGACCCGGACAGCGGTATCGTCGTCTCGGTCACCACTGACCTCACGCTCGCGCAGACCGGCGTCATCGTGGCGTACAAGACCAATGGTTCGTGGCAGAACCCGCGCGCGGTCGATGCCGCGGCCGCGGCCCAGAATGCGGCGGAGGTGGGCCTTGAGGCTGGCTTTGCGGCAACCCTGGGCGTCGACGGCAGCGGTTTCCTCAACCAGCTCGACGTCGCTACCGGCCGCGTGGTGGATCCAGACGCCTCTCGGCGCGATGTGGCGCCCGAAGCCGGCGAGTCGGCCAAGGTTGCGAGCGCTCTGCCGCCGACCCCTCACGAGGCGTACGTGCGCAACGACCAGCTGGTCCTGCGGCAGCGCGAATCGTTCAGCCCAGCGCTGACGGTTCTCAGGGGCTCAACCCTGACCGGCTCGTCGTACACGCCACGGGTAACCATCGCCGCCAGCGGTACGGCAACGCGCCCGAGCTTCTACGGCCGCCCCGGCGGCACGCTCAACCAACAGTGGTGGGCGTGGGGCGACGGGAATGATCTGCACATCCTCGGCGGCCCCGCCGGCGGCGGCTTTGCCGATCCCAACCCGTACCTTACGTCAGGCGCAATCACCGGATGCTGGATTGCTGGGCAGCGCCCCGCGGACGACGCGGTCATTCTGCTCTACATGGACGGCACCGCCCTGAAGGTGCTCGCGTTCGATGACGCGGCGGGGACTGTTGCGGAAGCTCCGGTCACCATTGGCGCCACCGAGCTGCCAAACGCGATCGTCCGCCCGAGCGGCGTGCTGGACTCCAGCGGCCGACTGCACCTCGTCGTTGAGCACGACGACGGAACCGAACAGCAGATCTACTACGCCAAGATCGAGACTGCGACGGCGGTATTTGGGACGGCCGCGATTGCGCCGAGAATCGTCGCTGGCGCGAACACGGCGAAGAACGACACCTGGCCGTCGATTGGGGTCGACCGGTTCGGAACCGCCCACATTGCGTACATCACCGGCACGGGCGCCAACGAATACGGCGACCTGGTCTACGCGCAGATCAACAATGCGGGGACCCTCGTCGACGGAGCCGTCAACACGTACCTGGTTGGCAGCGCGGCCGCAGAGGATCTCGGAGCGGGCTTCATTAACGAGGTGTACGATGACTTCCGCAAGCCCTCGATCGTCGTCACCCCTCACGACGAGATCTATGCTGCTGTTCTTGGCTCGCCGAACGGTGGCGCCGGGGTGGAAGATGTCTTGCTCTTCAGCCCAGCGTTTCGCGCACGCATTGGCTGGGACCTATTCGTTGTCAGGACCGCGGCGGGCGGCTTCCTTGCGTGCGGACTCACGTCTAACGATCAGGGCGGGATGGCCCTCGTCGACTTCGCTCAAAATGGCCCGCCTGTCGACGTAGTCCTCAGCGCCATCGACACCGTGCCGGCCCCGGAGGGGCGTCTAGCCGGAACAGTGCTGGTGAGCAACTTCCTCGTCCAGGAGACCCTGACACTGGACCCCCATGTCCCCGTGTCCATCGGCTCGGGCGGGGATGTCGTAGTCTCGCTGCACACGGGCTCAGCTGGGGTCTCTGAGCGGAGGGAGATCTTCAGAGGGGCGACGGGGCCGGTGCCGCCGACCCCCACCGAGTACGCGGTCCATCCGCAAGATGTCGTTCTGAAAACCTACCGGGTCGCCGGCAGCGCAACGGGTGTTGTCCCCGTTTCGGACGGAGTCTTCGCGAGCACCTTCGAGGTGTTCAACACGCGCCCGAAGCGTTTGAACTACCCGATTCTCGTGGGCGACGAAGGAGATTTTCAGGGGTACGACTCGCTCGACCGCGCCATCATGGAAGCCAACCGCGTCGGGGGGGAAGTAGTCCTCCGCGCCGGGCGCCACGTCTTGCGGGCGAGCGTACAGATCAGCAGCAGCATGTCGATTTGTGGTGACGGGATGGCGTATCTCGACGCCGTCACGGAAGGGACGGGCAAGGCTCTGCTGATCGGAAAATCCACGACGTGGACCCCGACCATCACGGCCAACAAAGTCGTCTTCCCGGCCCTTGCGATTGGGGTGATACACCCACGAGCAGGGGACTTCGTTGAGCTGACCGGCGGAGGCGGGACCGGGTTCCATCGCATTGCTCAGGTGACAGATCTGGGTACGACGGGGATTACGGTCATCGTTGACGACGCCTACGGAGCGACGACCGGAACGCCGCCAGCAGGAACGGCCATCGCGCATTACCCGACAGGCTTCCGAATTGAGAACCTGTGCATCAACGCCGGCGTGGTGGCCACCGGCGCTGCCGACATCATCAGGGTGGAGCGCAGTTTCCAAATGGTGCTCCGGAACCTTGCGTTCGTCGGATCGCATACCAACGTGGGCGGCACTCCGGGGGCCCCGATCGCGTTCGGCACCAAGAGCATCATGCCCTTGATCGAGCAGATCGACTTCACACAGTTCAATGCCCCGACAGGGCACTACGCGATCAACTTCGGTGAACCCTCTGGGTTCGTAGAAAGTCCCATGACGAGGCATTGTCGGCTGCGCGACGGCGGCCCCAAGATCATGGTTGGCAACGGGTGCACCTACCCGCAGTTCGAATTCATCCATGCCGATGGCAGTGACCCGACCGCCACGATCATCGACGTCGAGATCGACGGCGGGCGCGCTACCCCGATCTACGTGGTCAACGTCGAGGGGCGGATCGCCGGCGACGAGGACGATCTTGCGGTCATCCAGACCAACGTGGGGCGTCGCGTGCGCGTCCCGGAGATCTACGACACCACCGACGATAGCGGCCTCGAGCTCGAGGACGGCAATACGCGGGCGTCGACGATCGTTGACAAGGCGATCAAGCTGACGAGCTCGACGCACAAGGAGTTCGACGGAGTCTCCAAGGAGGTCATCACCGACGCCGTCAATGAGCGTCTCTTGCGGGCCGGCGACACCATGAGCGGAACGCTCACGATGGACGCCAACCTGATCATGGCAGCCAACCTGGTTGCGGATACGGCCGACACCCGCGAAATCGGCACAGGCGCTCGGATGGAACTCGTAAACGCCCACCGCCTAGAGGCTAGCAACATCGGCGGCGCGTCTGCGGACACCCTCATCCATCAGGCGACGGCGCATGACCAGCAAACAGGGTTCTTCGCGCGCCTGCGTGGAGCAAGAGATATCCCGACATGGCTTGCCAACCCCCTCGGTCCGTCCCAGTTCCCCGGGCCACGCATACGCGACGACTTCAACTGGTTCGAAGAGGGGAGCGCGAAAAATAGCTTCTGGGAATCCACGACCTATACCGGCGGAACCGGAACTGGGTTTGCGCAAGACAACCGTCTAGCCCTAGCCGCCCCGGCCGCCATCAACGGGGAGGTCGATGTCCAGGGCAGGGAGTCGTTCAACGTCGACATGCTCCCTGGGTTCTCGTGCGCGTTCACGTTCAAGAGCCTTACTACCAGTACGATCGATCGAATCGGATGGGGTGCATCGGGCGAAGTGCTCTCGCTGGAGAGAGACACGTCGGTGGACAATAATTTCAAGATCCGATTCACGGACAATGCATCCAATCCGCAAACGATCGACACAGGTTTCGGCACGACAACCGTTGACCAGTGGTACTACGTCACTGTTGCAATGATCTCGCTCACCGAGATCGCATACAGAATCGGAACCACTCCGGAGTGGAAGTCCACCGACACCATTGCGTACAACGCAGCTCTTCCAGGGTCGGGCACGATCTCGTCCTTTGGGACGTGGTCGTTTCATATCTACAAGAAGATGTTCATCGCAGTCGCCCGTACGACGTACTACGAATTCGTTGAGCTGTTTTCGCAGCTGCCGAACCCCGCATGACCAACGCAAAACCGGAAGGCGTATCCGCCGCAGTCGTCAACGACGTCCGCTTGGGCGACGAGCACATCACGCCGCTCGACAAAGCCGATCTCTGGGTACTCGAGGCCATGGCCGAACTTGGCGCAGCCTACCTTCAGCACAAAGCGGCGGAAGCCGCTTTCGCAAAATCCAAAGCTTGCATCGCAGCGTGCACGGCCGCGGCGGCAGAGGCCGAGAAACAGCGCTCAACGATCTTGGCGGTGGTCGCACGCGAGCTCGACCTACCCCCCGGTACCTGGACCTACGACGCCAAGCAGGGCAAGCTTCTGAAGGAGGGTTCGAATGCTGAGCCGACATAGCCGCGGCGCCACCGTGCGCCTGTTCATGGATCTCATCAGCGCCGGCGCCGGCGTCATCAGCCAGAGCCCCACGATGGCTCTTCAGCGCGTGGCCGACAGCAAGTGGTTCCAGGCGTCCGACGGAACCTGGCAAACCGCGGTGGTCGAGAACCCCACGGTTCAGACCGACTCGGTGAACCTGCCCGGGCGCTACCACTTCGACTTCGCCCAGTCGCTCGATGTGCTTGCGGCCTCGACGAAGTACATCGTCAAGAAGACAAACACCGGATCGCCGACCGCGCAGGAGTACGAAGATCTGATCTTCGGCCCCCTCGCGGGCTCGGCGAGCCTGGAGCTCTGCTCCGTCCAAGGGACGATCTACGACGGCCAGGGCGACCCCGCCGCCAACACGCTGGTGCGCGCCACGCTCCAGCCGGTCTTCACGGACGCCCTCGGTCGGGTCGTACAGTCTGATCGAATCGTCGCGACCTACACCAACGAGCTCGGGGACTTCGACCTACCCCTGGTTCGGGGTGCGATTTTTGCACTCGACATCGCCGATGTAGGCTACACGCGCAAAGTGACCATCCCGGATCAGGCTCAGGTGCTGTTCACCGATCTGTAGGTCGGCGTGGTACGCTGAGAATGTGACCTACGATCAGGGGATAGCTCTCATTCGAGAGTTCGGGTTCCCGGTATTCGTAGCGGTTTGGTTCATGTGGCGCCTCGAGAAGCGCGTCGACCGGCTGATCGCGCTCATGGCTTCGCTGATGCAGGCGACGGCCCTTCTTGCAAAGTCCGTCGACACCCACATCGAGACGACGCGTGTCAACGGCGCGCCGCCGGCGCCACCGGAGGGAGATTGAACGATGAGCGTTGGGACAATTTCGTTCATAGGGTGGGCAGTGGTCATGGTTGGCGTTGTCATCGGGTTGGTCTTGGCTGCGCGGAGAAGCCGCATCGTGCAAGACGCAGCCGAGGACGCCGCGTCTCAAGCCTTGCCAGAGATCGGCAACATTGCAGAGAAAAAGCATTTCGCACGCTTCGGCCGCGCTTCTACAAATGCGCCAGGGGAATCGAACTCCTGGTACCCCGAAGTAAAAAAAGGTCGCCAGGCTATCGTGAGATGACGTGGTTGAAGCCTATTTTCTACTGGCCGGCGCCGCCGTGGTTCTGTGGGTGCCCATCCTTCTGAGGTTCTACCGGAACTGGGTAAAACGCGGGAACCCCATCAGTTTGTCGATCTGCGCAGCCGTCTTGCTGCTGATGTGGATCGCGGTTGCAGGTATCTGGGGGATCACCGGCTCGGTGCGGCGCGAGGTCGTAGCGTACGTCTCGACAGGATGCTCTCTCCTCGTTGCCAGCTATGCGAACCTCACGTTCTACTGGGCGGGTCGGAAGTTCGACGACCCCCGCACGCGAAAGGAATGAGCCATGGCCAGCGGTCCAGTTTGTCAGGTGAGCGGAACGATTTGCGGAGTCGACGGAACCGCCAAGGCCGGAGCTCAGGTCCGGGCGACCATCAAGTCGACCCAGGCGGATCAGGGCGGACAGATCGCCGGCGGCGTCGGTGTCACGTCCGATGTGGTTTCGGCGATCACCGCCGACGACGGAACCTTCACGATCCAGCTACTGCAGGGCTCTACCGTTGACCTCGAGATCCCAGACATCAACCTGAGGAAAGAGATCATCATCCCAGCGACGTCGACGGCAGACTTCGCCGACCTCGTGTAGCTAAAAAAGGAACCACCCCCCGTGAGGGGGGTGGCGCCCGAAGGACGCTAGAGGACGGACTTCACGAGTCCGCCGAAGAGCCCCTTCGCGGCAGTCTCACCGGTGGACTCCGCCGCGACCGTCGCTGCGCTGCGCGTCGCACCACCGAACAGGCCGGAGATCTTGCTCGCGCCTTTGCGGACGACGCTGGCGCCATGTTTGGCGACGACGGCGCCGGCGGCGGCGGAGGCGATCTGGGTCTTGAGCGGGTGGTTGCGGACGAGCGAGAGCGAGGTGCGGGAGGTCCAGTCGCTGAACTGCGAGAAGAGGCCGGGGGCGTTGGTGTCGTCCTGGATCTTGGCGATGGGCATAGTGTGTGGTTCCTTGTTTTTGCGCCGTTAGATTTACAACGAGGGGCACGGCAGCCACACTCAGCGTTGATGAAGGTATTTCCCTTCACCCTTCTTATGCCCGGATAGGGTGGGTGGTTTGGCCAATATTGACCCTGTTTGGAGCAGGTGATACCGTCCTGAAGTAGCCCCAGGGGGAAGTCTCATATGACGATTTCGGCCGCGGTTCTCGATTTTTACGACGACAGCTCTCACGAGCTCATGAGCAAAGTCGCGATGCCCGACTCCCTCGGGGACACGCACGTTACCGTGCTGACACCCGAGCAGATCGAGCAGATGCCAGACACAGACTTTGGCTTGGTTGTGCTCACCAAGCGCGCCTCTGTTCTGCGAAAGTTCCCTGTTTGCGACCCGGGCAATGCGTGGCTAAGCGCGCAGTACTTCCAGCAGACACACGAGAAACTGGCATTCCCCGCCAGGTTCGTCGCAGCGAAGTTCATCAAGTCGGCGTGCGACGCGTACGGTGTGCCGACGTCGCCGCTTGTCGATGGCTATGCCGCACGTGCATCTGACGACGTCCAGCACAACACCTTCACCGAAGGCTCCGAGCAGCGATGGATGCTGCAAAAGCTGGCCAAGCGCGAGCTCATGACGAAGCAAGCCGACGCTGTCGAAATCAACGCACTCATCGACATGCCGAACGAGCACTTTGCTCTCGTGGCTCGTGACGGCGATGGAACCGTCATCCGCAAGTACGCGATGCCCGACGCGGGGCATGTCAAGCTGGCAGCGAACTACTTCGACAAGTACGCGATGGACCTTGCGCCGGAGCACCGCCATCGCTTTGCAACCTCGGTGACAAACCGGGCAACCGAGCTCGGCGTCGACGTCTCCGACAACATGCTGCTCAGCAAGTGGGCATCGAGTACCTGGAACCGTCACGTGGTCGCCCACATCGAGCAGCGCAAGTCGCTCCTTCCACGCAACGAGGGCGCCTGCGCCGTGCTCAACAAGCTGGCTGCAGCGCTCGAAGAGACGGACCCGGAGGACATGGCGTCTGCGCTCCAGACCTTCGACCAGGCCACCGGTCTCACGCGGTACTACGACCGTGGGCTGACGGACCCGTTTGCGAGCTCGATGAGCAAGAAAGCCGACGGCTGGTCTGCCGACATCGACGGACGGACGATCACCGACGAAGACCTTCGCAAACCGGCAACCATCAAGAAGATCGCCGGCTACCTCGGCGAGTCGTTCGCTCGCCAGTTCTCCGAGCATCCATCCGAAGTATTCGAATCGCTGCCGACGCCCGAGAAGGTCCTCATCAAGCAGGTCATCTCCGGCGAGGCCTAGCGGTGGGGCGACATACACCCGACGAGGTCGAACAAGCCTTCTTCGGGGCCATCATCTCGGATGCCCCGGTAGAGAAGGTTGCTGAGCTCGATCCGGACACCGCCAGCGCTCTCGGCGTCGAGAGCGTGTCGCCGACGGTCCTGAAGCAGCTCGAGGCCCAGGCCGCCGATGGCGCCAGCGAGCCAGAGACAGCCCCCGAGGCTGCCGGGCCCGAGGAGGCCACGGAGGTCCCAACTGCAGATGCCGAGCCCGAGCTCGCGCCCGGGGAGGAGCCGACGCCAGAGCCAGAGCTCCCCTCGAGGCTGACGCATGGGGTGCTCTTTTCTGACAAGCGATCGCACCCGCTGGAGATTTTCGACACCCTCAACCTTCGCTACAAGGAGCAGTGGGCGTCCTGGGAGCCGCCCACGCTGTGGTGGGCGCTGCGGAGGGACTTTGGTCCCGTCGGCAAGCTCGCGCGCGACAAGATCGGGGCTCTCCGCGTCGCAGCCCTGACGGATACTCTCTGGCTCGACTGGGACGTGTTCGAGAATGCCGGGCTTGCCTGGAACGGGGTCGCCCCAATATTCGGGGCCTATCAGCCGATGACGCCGTCGCAGGCAGCCTTCACCGTGCAGATCCTCCGCGGGGTACGGGAGAGCGAGGCGTTCGAGAACGAGATCAACGCGTACATCGCAGCCATACTCGAGGAGTACGGGTTCGTCTATGCGCCGGAGGAGTACTTCGCGGGCGCCCAAGCGCTACTGGACCGGAAGGATTGGACCGTAGGGCTACGCAGCGATGTTGAGGCGACGTGGCTGCAGGTACGCGAGCACGACCCGGTCGAGATCGAGTGGCGCAAGGACAACCCGGTCGACGTGCACATCGTGAAGCTGTTCGCTGTCCAGGACTACCTCAACCGGCAAGAGGCGCTCCGCGGCGCGCCCTTGGGCATCGACGTAGGGTCTACAACCACAAGCGCGGCTGTGCCATCATGAGTGAGACTGAGCAGGAGAAAACCCTGGCAGCGCGAGAGATTGCACGGTTGTTGTCCGATTTTCGGAAAGAGTACTTGGACCGGCTTGCCAATAGCGTGAGAAGTGCGCGCGACGATGTCGCCAAGTCCGGTTACGATCCGGCCGCCGGTAGCGGTCGCGGGCCCTGGTGGGCCAACGGAGGCTGAGCATGAGTGACCATTTCTCATACCTACTCGATGAGCCGGCGGGCGACTTCTTCACGAAGGCTGCCTGCGAAGCTGCTGAGCGTATCCACGGAGTGACCGCCGCGGACCCTGCGCCTATCGAGAAGACCGCTGCCGCGCCGAAGACCAGCTTCGAGAAAGTCGCGGCGAGACTCGATCGTGACATAGTCATCCTGAAGATCGCAGGGGCTTGCGGAACCAGTTTCGGAATGTGCAAGAGGGCGAACGCGTACATCGACGTGCTGCTCACGAATTGCGACCTCAGCCCGGATGAGTTCGGGGAGCTGTTCGACAAGGTCGCCGCCGAGGCAATCTCCACCGACATCGAAGCTTCGCTGGCCCAACTGGGCGCTGAGTGCCCCGACGACCTGAAGCCTTGGCTCGAGGCCGAGTTTTCAAAAATCGGGTTCGAGCTCGCCGCCGATGCGGAACTCGAAAAGCAGGCGATCATCGGATTGCTTAGCAAGGGGCTCATGCATACGCGGGCGGCCGGAGCGGCCGTTGGGGCGGGCGCCAAAGCCTTGGCGAGAGGTGCGAAGAGTGGCCTCAGCCAAACCAGGAGAGGGATTTCCGGGGGGATGGGCCACATCAAGGCGACGATGGGGGCTAGCAAGGCCAGGATGGCCGGGAGAGCTCTCGGCAAGGTCAAGGCGAAAGGGGCACTTGGGAGGGCTTACAAGCAAAGCTTGATCAAGACCCATCAAAGCGGCCACGCTGCGCAGGTCGCTGGTCTGAAGAAGATGGAGCGCGCTGGTGCAAACCTTTCTGGCAAGCAGAAAAAGCTGCTGAGTAAAGCGAACAGGCGCGCGACACCGAAGCCGCCGGCGGCGCCGGCAACAACCGCCCCACCCAAAACGCCGGCGGCCACCGTGGCCGCGACCACCGAGGCCAAGGCGATCAAGTCCGAATCGGGGCGCACGCGCGCCGTGGACGACGCAGCAAAGGCCACGAAGCAGCCGGACAACGTCGTACCGATTAGGAAGGGTACTGGAACGGATGGGCCTGCTCCGCAGGCCGCTCCCAAGCCGGCCCCCAGCCCGACCGCCGCAGCGGAAACAGCGCAGAACGCTGGCGCGCCAAAGGGGATCGTCGACAAGATCATGAGCCAGGGCGTGAACTCGCTCACCACCGGCGAGAAGGTTCAGGCTGGTCTCACCGCATACATCGGTGGCAAAGTCGCCTTCGGCGACTAGCGCGACCTTGAACCATGGCTGATGACCAATCGATAGGGCTGTCGCAGGTCGACCGACGTCGCGGGACGGTGTATCCGTCACCGTTCTTCGACATCGCGCAAACCTACATGCCGCCCACCGTGAAGGAGCTCTTCCGGTGGTGCCAGTACTTCTTCTACAAGGACCCGATGATCGGGGCCGTGGTGACCAAGGTCGCCGAGTACCCGGTCACGGATTTCGTCTACAACGCCCAAGAGAAGCACGTCCGCGAGGCATGGCGCGAGCTGCTCGAGGACACCCTCAACTTCAAGCCGTTCCTGATCGAGATCGGGCTCGACTATTTCTGCTACGGCAACGCGTTCATCTCGCTGAACCTGCCGTTCATTCGATGGATTCGCTGCCCTGTCTGCAAGTCCATGCACAAGCTGGCAGACCCCGAGTTCAAGTTCTCGTTCAAGAATTTCCAGTTCAGCATCGCGTGCCCAGGCTGCGGCAGTAACGTGATCGGCGAAATCGTGGATGTGCCTGTGCGCGACCGGACAGGCATCAACTTCGTTCGATGGGATCCGAAGAACATCGACATCCACTACAACCCGATCACGGGGCGGTCCAAGTACCGCTACAAGATCCCCAACAAGATCCGCAAGGCTATCCAGGACGGCACCCGGGAGATCATCGTAGACATCCCGGCGATCTTCTTTGAGGCGCTCCGGAAGAAGCGGTCTATCGCGCTCAGCGATCAGAACCTCTTCCACTTCAAGCGCCCCACACTCGCCGAGCAAGACATGGGTTGGGGCAAGCCGCTCATCATTCACTCGATGGGGCGGATGTTCTACCTGTACGTGCTCCGGCGCGCGCAGGAAGCGATCGCGCTGCAGCGGATCATGCCGCTCGAGTTCATCTTCCCGCAGGCCAACGGCCAGCAGGACCCCTACCAGCACGTCAACCTCTCGAGCTGGCAAGGCACGGTGCAGACCGAGATCCGCAAGTGGCGGGTCGACCCGAACTACATCTCCGTGGTCTCGGTTCCGCTCGGTTTCGAGCGCCTCGGCGGCGACGGTCGCGCGCTTCTGCTCGGGCCCGAGATCGAGGTCACGAACAAGGAGATCACGGGCGGGATGGGCGTGCCCATCGAGTTCGTCTTCGGCGGGCTCTCCTGGTCTGGCTCGAGCGTGTCTCTTCGCACCCTCGAGAACCACTTCCTCATGTACCGGCGACTTCTGCTTCGCTTCGTCAACTGGGCGAAGAATCGCCTGCGCCTCTATCTCGGGATGCCCGATGTCGACATCGGCTTCACCGAGTTCAAGATGGCGGACGACATCCAGCGCAAGCAGATCGTCATCCAGCTGAACGCCGCCAACAAGATTTCCGATCACACAATGCTCACCGAGCTCGGTTTCGACTACGACGACGAGCAGGAGATGATCGAGAAGGAAGCCGAGTCGCGCAACCGGATCCAGGCCATCACAATGAAGGCTCAGGCCGAGGCTCAGGGCGAATCGCAGATTGTTCAGGCCAAGTACCAGGCGCGCGCGCAAGAGGCGTTCAATGAGGCGCAGGGTGCGATCTCTGGCGGCCAGCCGGCACAGGCCGAGCAGGCCCAGGGGCAGGTGTCCGGCGAAGGTGGCGCTCCACAGCAGCCAGGAGCGCCGCCGCCCCAGGAGGGTGCGCCGGGCCAGGCTGGTCAACAGCCGCCGGGGCAGGCAGCCCCACAGCAGCCAGGAGCGGCGCCGCCGCCCTCGGGCGGCGCTGTAGCCGACGACAGCCAGATGGCCACCCAGGCAGCTCAAGGCCAAGCAGCTGAGATGCCGGCGCAGGTGGCAGGACAGGCCGGTGAGCAGTCTGGGGGCGGGCAAGTCGTCGAGATGGATGCCGCTCGTATCGCCAAGCAGTGGGCGAACAAAATCTCCAAGATGGAGTCAGCTCAGCGCGTCGCTGTCCTGGATGACCTGAGACGCCGCATGCCGAACATGGCTCGGATCGTGGAACAACTGCTCGGTCAGATGCGGCCTGGCGAAACCGCAGCGGCCGTCTCCGACCGGATGAAGCCTTTGCCTCAGAAGGCGCCGCCGCGGCGCAAGGACGGGAGCGTCTGATGGCCGCCAAAGCAACCGAGGTCAAGTTCGCAGATTCGGCCAAGAGCATGGGCGAATTCAGGTGCAAGTCGTTCAACATGTTCGAACCAGAGGACATGGTCACCTACGGCGACCTTCGCACCAACGCGAACAACGCTTCGAGCGGAATCAATATCGAGCAAATCCGCGAGTACACCCGCAAGACGGTGATTAGAGAGGGTGGCCCCGAAGGGATCGTGACCACCCAGGAAGACGTGTACCTGGTGGTACATTACTGGGAGAAACCCCCCAAACGCACCAAAGGAGAATCCGATGAGGACGAGCAAAAACAGCGCGATCTGCAGAGCGTATCTTCTGGTAGCTAGCGCAATCGCACTGGTCATTTTCTTCATTCCGAGCATCGCGTTCGCGCAGGCGGCAAAGACCTCGCTCGACAACCTGTCGGCCGAGATCATGAACATCTTGGTCCCCGTCTTCGTCGCGTTCATTGGCGGCTTGGCGACCTGGCTCCTGCACAAGGTGCAGAAGAAGTTCGGCGTCGACGTCGGCGAGAAGACCGCTACTGCTTGGTCGAACCTCGCCCGCAAGGCGGCTTTGCGCGGCGGCGAATGGGCTCGCAAGAAGACGAAGGCTTTGGCCGAGGGCAAGAAGATCCCTGGCAACGAGGTCATGGAGGTCTCCGCGAACTGGGCTATCGAGATGGCGAAGGCGCAGAAGCTCCCTGAGCTCGCGCGCGAGAAGCTCGAGGGGCTCATCGAGGCCCACTTGTTCGAGCTCCGCATGGACGAAGGTTCTCGCGATCAGACTGGCAGGCCGGTCACCCCCATCTAGCCAATGCCAGATGGGGACAAAGACCCAAACGGCGTCAAGAAACCGTCGTTTGATCCCAGCGACCTGCTGAGCAAGCTCAAGGGTATCGTTTCCAACAACACGTCCCCCGGCGGCGTCGGCAAGTCCTGGCTGAGCACCATCGTGATCATCGCGGTGGTGCTTGCCGGCTTTGCTGCTTGGTCATGGTTCAACAGACGCCACGTCCGAGAGCTCGCCAGGCTTCGCCACGAAAAGAACAAGGCCAGGATTCTCGCGGCCAATGCTAAGACCATTCAAATGCTCGCCGACGGTGACGAGAAAATCGCAGCTGCGGACCGCGCCTTCGCGGCCGCCCGCGAAGCGCTTCGGGTCATCGCTGCTGACGAACGTGCCGAGGAGGGTCGCTATGAAGCTGATCTGCGCGCTATCGATAGCATTGGTTCTTGGCGCGACGCCGGCGTTCGCTGAGCCCAAGTACGAAGCGAAGATCATCCCGAAGTGCACGGTCTACAAGACCGTTGGTTCCGGGGAGATCTGCGGCTACACGCTCGACGAATGGAAGGGTGTTCTCGTTGTCGACGCCGAGTTCGTGGTCACCAAGTCGAAGCTAAAAAAAGAACTCGCTCGCTCAGCAATCCTGGCGCTCCAGGTCGATTTGGTGAGTGGGCAGCTCGAGGTGTACGCCTCAAGCCAAAAGGCCCTGGTCGCGCAGACTGACAAGCTCACCAAGGACCTGATCGACCTAGACAAGAAGTACCAAGACGAAAGGGTCAAGCCACGGTGGGGATCTCCCGTGGCTTGGTCCCTTGCTGCAGTGTCTACTGCTGTACTCGCCGGGTTCCTTGTTCGTCCCCTACTTGACTAGCGACCGGAGAAGAAGATGTCCGACAGGTCCGAGTCGTTACTTTGCGTCCTCCTATGTGCAGAGCCGGCTCCGAGACCGTTCGGGATACCGTCCCTTCTGTTACCTGGTTGCGTGTTCCCTGCTTGCTGACCGGCGATCGTGGCGACGCTTGGGAAGATCATCGGATACCCGGCACCAGTCCACCGTTCGGTGAAGTGTTGCACAAGCCAAAGCCCGGCCGAGATGGCAAACATCCACGCCACCGCGCCGAAGAACTTGTTCACGATCTTCCATAGGGGGCCCCTGATCGATTGGAGACCGAGCGACACAGCGCCTCGACTGCCAATCACGTATCCATGGGCGGGAACGACTACCGCGGCAACACCAGCAACGCGAGCGAACCCGAAGAACGACGGCTTCTTGTCGTTCTTCTGGGGTCCAATTCCGTACCTGTACCAGAGGTGCGCGGCGGTAATCACGCTACACTACTTCCGCCCGGGGGCGGATACGCTCCACGCGCGCCTCGACCCTATCGGCCCAGTCCAGGATGCCGCTGAGCACCCAGCGTCCGAGGTACAGGATCCCGACGCCAACCCCCAGGAAGAGGAGTGCCTTGCCCCCGAAGAGCAAGACGCTCTTGCCCGCGCCCAGGGCGATCGAGGGAACCTCGGACATGGTAAGCCCGTGACCGATGAGCGGAAGACCGAAGGATGCGATCGTTCCGACGCCAACGCTACTCGCGATCGTCGACGAGTTCCTATAACTCCTCCTGCACTAGGCTTATGCCGCAACAACGTGAGTGCCTTGATGGAGACCTTCGACTACGACGGCCAATTTGAGCTCATCAAAAAGAACGTCGCGCAGGCGTTCACGAAGGCTCTCACCGCAGACGCGGCGAAGGCGGGGCTGTCGCTGCGAGCCAGGAAGGTTTGGGTCAACGACAACAAGGACCCGCAGGACTGGAAAGGGCAGCGCGACGCTTCGCGCAAGGACAAGACCTGGGGCGTTCCGGTTTACGCCGACGTCGAGCTCATAGACCGAAACACCGGGAAGGTTCTCTCGCGCGAACCGAAGATACGGCTGGCCATCCTCCCCAAAAACACGACACTCGGCAGCTTCATCGTCAACGGCAAGCACTACCAGGTCTACAACCAGTTGCGTCGTCGCCCGGGCATCTACGTCACCCAGAAGAAGAGCCGCGACATGAAAGCGGAGGTGATGACGACGGGGCGCTCGTTCGGGATCGAGATGGACGTTGCTACTGGCAAGTTCAGCGTTGTGCGCGGATCCAGCGCGTGGCCTCTCTATCCGCTCTTGTCCAGGCTCGGAATCTCAGATTCGCTGCTGGCAAAAAAGTGGGGCGAGTCGACGCTCGCGGCGAACAAGGCCATCAGCGAAAAGAAAAGTGCTCAGTCTGTCATCAGTATCGCGAAGGCTTTGCACCCGGGGGAGTACGTGTCGGCCGACCAGGCCGTAGAGAAGCTCCGCGAGCAGTTTGCAGAAGCGGTGTTGGATCCCAACGTAACCGAGGAGACGGTCGGCGTTCGGTACAAGAAGGTCAGTGGCGAAGTTTTGGCCGACGCAGCGAAGCAGGTCATGCTCGCTACCACCGGGGATCGGCGACCGGACGACCGCCATGCGCTCGAGTACAAGAAAACGCTTAGCGTTTCCGACCTCATCAAGGAACGGTTCATCAAGGAGAACGGTGAACTCACTCCCGTGATGGAGGGGTTTCGGAAGGGGATCCTCAAGAAGCTGCGCAGCTACAGATACAAGCCAGAGGCCGTCAAGGACGTCATTCGCCCAAGCGCTCTCTCGCCGATCATCGACTCGTTTTTTACCAGCAGCGCGCTCTCGAACACCACCGATCAAACCAACCCGCTCAACATGATCAACGGAATGTCCAAGATCACGGTACTGGGCGAAGGGGGGTTGGCCAGCGCCCAGCGCGCCGGGAATGCAGCGCATTCGCTCCATCCGTCGCAGGCAGGCTTCATCGATCCTATTCACACGCCGGACTCAGAGAACATCGGGCTGGTGATGACTCTTCCTGTCGGGGTAACCAAGAGCGGCGATCAGCTGATGACCCTCGTTTACGACCGACGAAAGAAGTCCACGCGCAGGGTCTCTCCTTCGGAGATGAAGGATCTGGTTCTCTCTTTCCCCGACCAGTTCCCTGATGGAAAACCCATTGGCAAGAAGGTCAAGGCCCTCGTGGCCGGCGAACATCAGCTGGTTGACCCAAAGAAGGTCGACGTGGTGCTGAAGAGCGCGCGCCAGGCATTCTCTGTCGCGTCGAACACGATCCCGTTCCTGGCGTCGGCGCAGGGCGTTCGCGCACAGATGGCGACGAAGATGCTCGAGCAGGCTATCCCCCTCAAGCATCGCCAAGCCCCGCTTGTCCAGGTCAAGATCGGCCGTGGCACGATCGAGGACGCTTTGGGTTCAGGCTTTTCGATTCGCTCAATCGACGCCGGCGTCGTCAAGAGCGTGTCGAAGACCAAGATCGTTATCACCACCCGGGGGCGAGATGTCGAATACCCGGTCTACAACAACCTGCCCCTCAACAACAAAGCCTTTCTCAACGCGACACCTACGGTGAAGCCGGGCGACGAAGTCGGCGCGGGCGACGTGCTTGCGGACTCGAACTTCACCAGGGACGGGACGCTCGCGTTGGGCACGAACTTGCGCGCCGCGTACATCCCGTGGAAAGGCTACAACTTCGAAGACGGGATCGTCATCACGGAGGATGCGGCCGAGCAGCTCACCAGCGAACATCTGCACGAATACGTGTTCAAGATCGAGGGCAGCTCGGAGCTGTCCAAAGCCAAATACCGCGCGCACAAGGCGAACGGGCTTTCACCTGAGTTGCTCGCTATGTTGGACGACGATGGGGTGATCAAGAAGGGGACGAAGATCCACAAGGGAGACCCGCTCTGGGCAGGCGTTCGCCAGAACAAGTACGACCCGGAGATCATCACCGCTAAGCGGATGCTGAAGACCCACAAGGAGGTTCTAGGCTTTGAGGAAACCTGGCATGGGGATGCGGTCGGTACGGTCATTGACGTCGTGAAGGAAGGGCAGCGCGTCAAGGTCTACGTGAAGACCGAAGAGCCTGCGCAAATCGGCGACAAGCTGACCAACCGACACGGCGGCAAGGGCATCATCACGCGCATCATCCCGGTCAGTGACGCACCACACACAGCCGATGGGAAGCCTGTCGATATCCTGCTGAACCCCGCCGGCGTGGTGAGTAGGATCAACCCTTCGCAGCTGCTTGAAACAGCGGCAGCCAAGATCGCGGACCTCGGCAAGAAGCCGTACGCGGTGGATAACTTCAACGGTGAAAATCACGCCGTAACCGTGAAGAAGGCCCTCGCCGTTGCGGGTATTTCAGACGTCGAAACGCTTTACGATCCGAAGAGCAAGAAGCCTCTCGGCGAGGTGCTTGTCGGCCCCCAGTACATCCTCAAGCTGTCGAAGCAGGCAACGTCTCAGTTTTCGGCGCGCGACGATGGAAAATACGACATCAACCGCCAGCCTTTGCGCGGTGGAGACGACGGCTCGAAGTCTCTCGACATGATCTCGATGTACTCGATGCTGGCGCACGGCGCGCGAGCAAACCTTCGAGAGATGGCGACGTACAAGGCGGAGAAGAACGAGGACTTCTGGACCTGGTTGACCGGCACCGCGGAGCACACGGGCATTCAGGCTCCCCCGCCACCAAAGCCGACTTTCGCCTATCGGAAGTTCGAAGCCTACTTGAAGGCCGCGGGCGTAAACGTGGAGCGAAACGGCTCAAGGCTGGTTGTTGGCCCCATGACGGACAAGGAGACGGCCAGCCTGAGCAATGGTGAGGTGGAGTCGCCTGTATTCATCTACTCGGGGAAGATGAGCGAGATGAAGACCGGCTTGATGGACCGGCAAATCTTCGGGGGCAGGGAAGGCACTCGCTGGGGGCACATCGAGCTCGCGGAGCCGATCCCGAATCCCGTGTTCGAAACCCCCATCAAGAAGCTAATCGACATCGGACCAAAGAAAACGGAGCTGAAGAAGGCGCAGTTCGAGGGACTGATCCGAGGAGAAGTCTTCATCGACCCCGAGACCGGGGAGTTCGCCGAACAAGGCCTTACCGGTGGCGCAGCGTTCAAGTACCTGCTTTCAAAGATCGATGTTGACACGGAACTGGCTCACTGGACCGATGAAGCAAAGAAGGCGCGGGGCACCACGAAGCTGAATCGAGCGCACACGAAGATTAAGTATCTCCGCGCTCTGAAGAAGCTGGGGGTTCGGCCGGAGGATGCATACCTTCAAACCAAAATCCCGGTCATGCCGCCCGTGTTTCGCCCGATCATAGAAATGGCCGATGGCGACCTGTCCGTGCCGGGGCTGAACAACCTCTACCGCGACATCGGCCTCATCAACAACGAGCTCAAGTGGCAGAACGAAGTCCCGTTCATCACCGATGCCATCAAGGCGCAGTGGAGAGGCAAGCTGTACGAGGGGACCAAAGCTCTCGCTGGATTCACTTCGCCGATCGCCTACTATCCGGAGAAGCGCCGCCCCAAGGGCATCGTTGAACAAATCAAGGGCACCAGTCCTAAGACGGGTTTCTTCCAGGACAAGCTAGTCAGCCGGCGGCAAGACCTGGTTGGGCGCGGGACGATCATCCCTGAGCCCAAGCTCGGACTCGACGAGGTGGGACTCCCGCTCGACATGTCGTGGAAGCTCTACAGCCCCTTCGTTCGCCGGCGCCTAGTTGTGCACGGCGGCATGAGCCCGCAGGAGGCGCAGGAGGCGGTTGCGGATAGGTCCGCCGCGGCCGCGGCGATGCTTACCCAGGAGATGCAGAAGCGGCCGGTAATCTTGAATAGAGCCCCGTCGCTCCACAAGTTCTCCATCATGGCCTTCAAGCCACAAGTGACCGACGGGAAAGCGATCAAGATTCCTCCGCTGGTCGTCAAGGGGTTCAACGCCGACTTTGATGGCGACGCGATGACCGTCCACGTTCCCATACTCGACGATGCGATCCGTGAGGCGGAAGGGATGCTCCCCTCGAAGCATTTATACAACCCGGGAACGGGCCGGGTCATGATCGCGCCACAGAACGAATCTTCGCTTGGCCTCTACTTGATGTCGAAGGACCCGAAGCTCCGCAAGCAGATCGCAGCGGTGCTTCCGCCCAAAACCAGCAAGGAGTTCGGTGGCAAGGTGCTCACCCAGGAGGTTCTCGACGGGATGGTCAAGTCGGTAGCCGATGAACTTCCGAACGAGTACGGCGACGTAGTCGACAAGCTCAAGAGGCTCGGCGACGACCACGCGTACAACTTCGGAGTTACCGTTAGCCTCAACGATCTTCTCCCTCCGATCCCGGAGAAGGACGCTCTCTTCAAGAAGACATTTGCCGAAGTCTCCGCTTTGCGGCTCGACACCAAGAAGGGGCGAGAGGCGGCGGCGGACAAGCTAGATGCGGTCAACGAGGAAATCGACGCGATTGTAGAGAAGAGCCTCGACAAGCAAGGCAACAACTTCCGTTTGATGGTTCGCTCCGGCGCGCGAGGCAACATGAACCAGCTCAAGCAGATCGTCTCGGCGCCGTTCATGGTCGATGACCACAGGGGGAATCCAAGCCCCATCCCAATCACGACGTCATTCGCGGCGGGTCTCCCGTTCTCCGACTACTGGAGCACGCTCTATGGAGCGCGGGCGTCTGCGGTCGATAAGCAGCTCCAGACGGCGAACCCCGGTGCGTTCAACAAAGACATCATGGCCGCCGCGATTACCAACGTCGTCTCGAAGGATGACTGCATGACGACTGAGGGACTCAAGCTGCCCACTGAGAGCGTGGATGTGGAGGACCGCTTCTTGTCCAAGGACATCCGAGTCGGCGGACGGGTGCTCGCGAAGGCTGGCGACGCGGTGACCTCGGTGATGCTTGCCGAGCTACAGAAGCGCAAGATCGAGCAGATCGACGTTCGCTCCCCTATCATGTGCAAGATGCCAAAGGGGACCTGCGCAAAATGCTACGGCCTGAACGAGTTTGGCACGCTTCCGGCCATCGGGGACAACATCGGGGCAGTCGCCGGTCAGTCGCTGTCCGAACCACTCACGCAGATGACAATGCGAACGTTCCATCAGGGCGGCATCTCTGGCACCAGGACGGCTATCAGCGGCTACGCGAAAATCGACAAGCTCTTCAAGATGTACAAAGTCAAGCAGGGCAAGGCGATGTTGGCACCAGCTGCCGGGCGAGTGCAGCGGATCGAGAAAGACCCCGACGGCCGCGGACGAAATGTGTTCATCGATGGAGCCGTCGACAAGAAAGGAAACCCCAAGCCAGTTTTCATTCCCGAGCCAGAGTGGAACTCCAGCAGAATTCGCACGGGTAGCGTTGTGACCAAGGGGCAGATCCTGTCCGACGGCATCGTTGAGCCAAAGGAGCTCGTCGAGCTAACCAAGGATCTGCCAACAGCATTGAGTTACATCTCCGGGGAAATCCAGGATGCCTACGACAAGCAAGGCGCTCCTATCAAACGGCGCAACATAGAGACGGTTCTCCGGTCAATCGGAAACACGACCAAGATCCTTGACCCTGGAGGGAGCTCATACCTCAGGAACGAACTCGCGCCCTGGACGGAGGTTCGCTCATTCAACGAGCAGTCATTGGGCAAGATGTCGGTCGACGATGTGGTCGGCCACATCTTGAAGGAAGACATTCCGGGCGCCAAGAAGGGGCGCATAATCGACGAGCGAACGAAGACGTTGATCCAGCGTGCTGGCAAATCCGAGGTCGAGGTTGGCCCCCGGCCGATCATCGACCTGCCTGAGCTCCACGGGATTGAGCGAGTTCCGATGCTCAGGAAGGATTGGATGAGCCAACTCGGATATCGCAAGCTTGTCGAGTCGCTCGTCCGCGGAGCCACCGAGGGAGAAGAGTCAGACATCCACGGGTATGCACCCGTCCCCTCATTCGTCTACGGTGCAGAGTTTGGTGCAGAGGGTGGGCTCGACCTGCAGGGCAAAGCTAAAACCACCAGCCGATCCAAGACGGAAGGCGTGTATTGATGCCAAAAAGCGAGAAGCGTCCGTCCGTAATCAAGCGCGAGAATGCGATCCGCAAAGAACTCGGCGTCGCCCCTGCGCTTGCTGGCGCAGCCGTGTACGAAGGTCTCCCGCGCATTACCCGGCAACTGCTCAGCGACTTGCCGAGCGGCCTCACTGATCTTCTGGCAAGCGGGAAATCTATCAAGGCCGACGGAGAGACACCGCTCGCGCGCATCGCAGAGTTCACACGAGCCGAAGTCAAAGCAATCAAACGCTTCGCTGAAAAAAGTGGAGTAGTCGAGCCCATCAAGTCGTCAGTTGTGCCTGGGCAATCGTATTTTTACGACAAAGAGCTTCCAACGAATCGGCTAAAGACTTTCTATCAGCGTGTTCTGAAGCGCGACGTACCAGATCTTCCCTCGCACATTGGGTTGACCAGGTCGTCGGTCCCCCACGCCTTCCATGAGATCGGGCACGCTGCCCCTATCCGGGGAAGCGTTCGCGCTCGGCGACTCGTTCAGGACATCGGAATGGGGCTCGGGCAACGCGGGCGGGCTGGAGCGCTGGCAAGATACGCTGCGCTCGGCAACGTTTTGCTGCCGCCCGACGAAGACGCCTCGCGCGCGCGTCGGTTTGCGTACGACCACGCACCGGAGTTCGTCGGCGCGACCATGCTGCCCGAGCTGGCGGAGGAAGGGCGCGCGTCGCTTCGGGCCGTAAGGGGGGCGAAGCTCCACAACATCGGGACCCTTCGCGCAATCAAGGAGCTCGCGCCGGCGTTCGGGACGTACATCGCGAGTGCGGCAGCGCCGATCATCGCAACCGTGGTTGCGCGCAACCTCGTCAAGGCGCTCCACAGGCGTCGCGAGGAAGGCTCGAAAACCGCTGCGCAGATTGGTGCCGAGATCAAAGCCCCTGGCGTCTTGCGCAACAGCGCGGCGGCAGCATGGCGTATCGGCGGAGCCACCCCCCCGAAGCCGAAGGATATCAAGCCCAACTCACGGCTCAACGCGACCGCTCGAGGGCGCACTCAGGCCAAGCCCCCGTCAAACCTCGCCTACTACAAAGACCTTCTCGAGTCCTTGTACAACCCTCAAAGAGGGTTCCGAATCGCCAAGGCAGGCTAAAAAGGGGGGAGGGGGGAACCACCCGACCCCTCCCCCACTGTGCTAGCTCGATAGAAAGCCGAAGCAGGCTTTGTCGATCCCCTTGGTCCCGAACTCGACGCACGCCTTGTCGGCTTCGTCGGTTCCGTCCCTGGGCGGAACGACAAAGTATCTGCAATCGCGACAGTGCAGCTTCTTGCCTGCCGCCTCAGCGGCACGGTATTCGTCTGTCATCGAGTCCGGTGGCTGATTGGCGAGTGTTCGCGTACGCAGTCGTTCGCGCGCGGCGGGGACCAAGTCCATCAGGTCGATTCTTCCGACGATCAGGACATCACGGAACTCTCCCATGAGGGTCACGTCGACATCTAAGCCTTCCTCCTCGAGGAAGGTTTTGAGCTTGTCGTGCTTTCCGCTCTCGATGCAGCCCCGGAGAATCCCCCCAAGCCTGCGTACGTGCTCTGGCGCCGTCGACAGCAGCGCCTCCCTGGCCTTAGCGGCAACTTGCTCGACGTCCATATCGCTAGTCTACCTCGACGCAGCGCTGAGGATATCCGCGAGCTCGAAGTCGTACTGCTCTGGCCGCGCCAGCGTCTGCAGTTGATCTCGAACGCTCTTGGAGGAGCAGTGTTCTCCAAGGGAGCAGGCCCAGGCGATGATCGCCTCGAGCTGCTCGACGAAGTCCGAGTCGTGCCCCAGCTCGCACTCGCCGTCGGCTGCATCGTAGGATCCGAGCACCTGCTCGAGGCGATCGCCATGCTTGCGAATATCGAAGTCGAGGACTTCGCCGGCCAGGTCGAGATCGACCACGCCGGTGGTGATCCCCCGAAGGCTCACGAGAGCCTTTGGCAACATGTGCCACGAGGCAACGACGGGCTTCATCGGCTCTGGCAGAGAGAGCAGGACCCCCACGTCGGTGACCCCTGCGGGGTAGGTGGCTTGTCTCGCGTGATAGAACATCGAGCCGTCCTCTCTCTAGAACGGAATGTCATCCACGGAGCCGCCATTGTAGGACGGCGGAGCATCATCGTCGCTGCGAGAGCTGCTGCTTCCTCCGCCCCCACTGCCCCCGTCATCCTTGCTCCCGAGGAACTGGACGTCCTTCGCGACGATCTCGGTCGTCCAGCGATCGTTGCCGTCCTTGTCCTCCCACTTGCGCGTACGCAAGCGCCCCTCGACGAAGATTTGCCGCCCCTTGGAGAGATGCTCGGCGCAGATCTCTCCAAGTTTGTCCCACGCTACGAGGCGGTGCCACTCGGTGCGCTCCTGTTTCTTGCCATCCTTGTCGGTCCAACTCTCGTTGGTAGCGAGCCGCAGTTCGCAAACCGCAGTTCCGTTGGACGTGTGACGCAGGTCTGGATCGGCCCCAAGGTTGCCGACCAGGATTACTTTGTTGACGTTGGCTGACATGCTGTTCCTTATGCTTCACTGGGCGTGATTGCCCTCTCGAAATGCTTATGCCCTTAGTTGATGCGTGGTTTGGGGTACCATGCCCCTGTGGGCAACCCATGGGAACTGCTTGGCGCCGGCGCACAGAACAAGATCTTCTTCGGGACTCTCGGGGAGGAGAATTCAAACCACCCAGGGACTTACCGATTCAACTCAACCTGCGGTATCTCTGTTCCGGACGCCCACATCCTATCGCCAGACGCCGACGCGAATGGTCGAGGGGAGGCGACGAAACCTCGCGCCGGCGCCGCCTGCGTAGCACTCGGAACCAACGACGGGAAGCAGCTCTTCGTTTGTGGATTTCAGGCCCTCCCTCAGTTCGATGACGACACCGATGACCCGCCCGAGGTAGGGAACCCCGACGACAACGCCGTTCCCGGCGACAAGGTCTACAGGACCGCGGGCGGCGCGAGCATGATCCTGAAGCGAGGCGGCGCAGTGATCTTCGAGGGCGGGGCTGGGACCAGCCTCTTACTGAACCCCTCGAACAACCAGGCATCGCTTCGTGCGGCCAACCTCCGCAAGAGTGCGGACGGGTATCTCGCGAGCCAAGGCCGGCTAACCCCCGGGGACACAGCCCCGCAAACCCAGCACTCGGAGCAGTTTCTCGACCAGGTGGGCGCCTCCTACGACAGGTTCAGAGTAGAGCACGGAACCTTGTCGAATGGTTCGCGCCGGCGGCTTACGCTAGCCTCGGTGACCATTGCCGGCGGGCAAGAGTCCGCCACGATCGTTACCAGAGAGTCCTACAAGAACGACGGATCGTGGGTTGGCGAGGGCCCCAAATATCAGTGGGGTGGCGAAAGCGCGGACGAACCCGCCGTCCTCGGCCAGCAACTGGTCGACGAGCTCAGCAAACTCATCGACATCATCAACAGACTCCAGGTCAACACGGCCTGGGGCCCGTCGACGCCCCCACTGCCAGGGATCCAGTCAGAGCTCAACCAGCTCAAATCATCGCTATCTGGTAAAATTCTCTCGACTTTTCTATTCTTGTCGAAGGACCCGGCTGATCTCGGGTAACGCTTCATGCCTCTGGCCAATGTCACATCTGTCCTCGCTACGGGACTTCTTCCGATGTTCGTTGCGGAGACAGCTCCATCATCCACCAAGGATGCGGCCGAGACTTGGGCGCAGGCATACACCGATTACGCGCTCGCCGGCGGTATCCCCGCCACCCCCAAGAAGCGGGCGTTTGCATCGGCGCTCGCGGCGGCGTTCAACCCCGAGCTCGCCGGCGGCGGCCCCACCTTGTTCATTCAGGCGCTTTCCGTCTTCTGGCAAGGCCTACCTGTCCCAGCCCAGGCTGGAGTCGTCACGGGCGTCGTTCCAACCGGCGGCGTTACCAGTCAACAACCCGACGACGCATCTCCGCAGCAGCAAGCCGACGGTCTCGCAGCCGTCATCAGCAGCTTCACCCTGAGCGCAGTCAAGGTGACCGTTCCCCCGGGAGTGGTTGTTCCGATCTTGTAGGAGCCCCAATGGAAAACCTCTTCTCAGAAGATCCGCAGTTCCGCCGAGTCCAGTACAAGAAGCTCTCGGACAACGTACGTGAATGGCAGCAAGAGGTCTCCGCGATCGTCGCGGAGCATCTTCCGAAGGGGCTCGATCTCGACACCACCGTCGTTTTCCAGAAGGTGGATGACGAAAAGGGGTATGCGGTCGGAACCGCGATTGCCCGCGACGTGAGCGGCGGCAAGCAGATCGGGATTCCGGTAATCGTCAGGTCGTGGCATCTGGCCCCCATCGACCTGTTCTTCGCCGACAACAAGGTCTACCCCCTGAGCGACGACAACGTCGCCAAGGCGTTCTATCAGAGCAGCCTCGGAGTGGGGCTGGCCTCAAGGAAGCCGCCGCCCCAGATGACGGACGACGTCTTCGCTGACGCACGAAATCCCCCGCTGGGGGGGAAGTACTCCTACTCGGCTCCGCTCTCGGAGATCATCGACGGCACGCGTGGCGCCGACGACATCCATCTGCTCAAGCAGGCCGTCCAGTCCAACCCGAGCCTGCTTGCCGGGTATCACCGCCACGGGACCCTCGACGTTCTGCAGAAGTTCGCCGCGGACAACAAGCCCAAAGAGGACGAGCAGGACGCGATCAACAAGGAGCGCGCCGCGGCGGTACTCACGATCAAGAAGGATGGCCCCGACGCCTATCGCCTCTACTCGGCCAACGACGGAGTCTACGACCCGAGCATGGTCACGACAGATCGTCAGGGGATGAAGCGCTACCTCGATCTCCGCTGCTCGAAGCTCGACGAATTCGAGAAGGATCCGCTCACGCACATCGACCACATCGGCCACTTCACCATCGAGCCCCCCAAGCCCGTTTACGGGGCCGATATCGATGGGCCCAGTGGGTCTGGCGTCGACGGCTCTGGCGGCTACGGCGCCAACCTGGGCCCTCACAAGAACCCGTGGGTGTTCGATCCGCTCCAGGACGATCGTGTCGTGACGACGATCGACAAATACGGCCGCTACGGGGTGCGAGATCGGGACGGTGTTCTGGCGAAGGGTTGGGTAATCCCCAACGTGGTGAGCTTCGATGGCAAGCCGGCGCCGATCAAGCTGTTCCTGGGCAAAGCCCTGGCTTCCTTCCAGAGCCGCATCTCCGGGATCCGCCTGGATGACGATGACGACACGTCGCTGAAGGCCGACCGCGCCGACACCGGGAAAATCGGAACGCTGGTGTACCGCGACGGCGAACGCATTATGGGCACCGTGCCGTTCCAGATCACGTCCGTGGTCGTGTTCAACAACCTTCGAAGCCTGAGCGTCGTCGACTACAAGGGCAATCACGCGAACCTGATCCTGTCCCCGAACGTCGACGGCATCGTTCGCGTCGCCGACAGCCAGCGCCCCGAGCTCGGACCGCTCATGGGCCCCAAGGCCAACTACATCGTGTCGGCCAAGATGTTCTTCGTTCGCATGCCCCGGCTGTGCCCGATCTCTGAAAGCCCCGACGACTTCAAGCGCATCGCGCTCGAGCATCTGGACATCAACCCGATCAAGGTGGCGACCGCCAATGGACGGTACATCCTGCGCGGTGGGGCTATCTCGAAGTACGCTGCCACCTCGAAGTACAGCTCCGCTGCCAAGCAGGCGTTCGACTTCAACCACCTGCAGCGCCACGAGGCCGAGTTCCTCCTGTGCTCGTGGGGGCTCAGCCACGAGAAGACCGCCGAGGTCCTCAACGGCGCGCACAGCCGCGTTCGGCTCGAGGTGCACCACCTCCGCTTCCCCCCGCTCCCCGCCGAGATCAAGACCGCTGCGCCCAACCTCGCGCACAGACGGCTCGCTCAGCAGATCAAGCCGCCGATCGATGAGCTCGTGAAGATAGCCGCCAACTTCGACGACTCAGAGTCCGTCGACTCCGTTCTCTCGCTCGGATTCGTCAACGAAGAGAACCTCGAGCGCTTCTCGACGGCAAAGCCTTTGCTTTGGGAGGTCAGCCACATGCTCTCGAAGCTCCTCCTCGCTGCGCGCCTGGGCATGGAGGACATCCCTGAGGAAGCGGTTCGGTCCGCCCTGCAACACCTCCAACGGGTCATCGACGGCCTCGGTCGTCTGAAGCTGAACGGCGACCAAACCAAAACCTCTGCAGCGAGGCCTCAGCCCCGTCTGGCCGGGGGCCGCATTGTCGAGGCCGCGGCCCCCGTTGGCTTCACACGATGATACTGCGTGAGATACCCCTACGAGCGCTTTCTTCGATTCCTTGTCTCGCGCAAGGCTGATGTCAACGCCAAGCTAGAGCGTTACGGCCTTCCGCCTGTAGGGGACCTGTGGGTCGCGCGCGCGCGCAGCTCCATCCGCGCCGAAGCGCCGTTTGGCATCGTTTCGTACATCGATGTACCCGACAGCCAGCTGCTGGCGGTAGCGGGTGTCCTCGAGTGGGCCGGCGATGAGGGGTTTCGCTGCCTATGGGAGTACCAGCCAGAGTTTGGCGCCATCGAGAACCTCGAGCTCGGGGCAGCGTTCAAGGTGTTCGTCAACCCTCATGCTCGAGCGGCCTGCGGGATGCTGCTCCTTTCGAACGCCGATAGCGATGAGGTGGCGGATCTGCTCCAAACGCAGTTCGGCATTTCGTTCAGCCCCTCTACCTTCGCCCTCTACAAGGCTTTGTTCTGGGACATCTCGATCCTGGCGCGCGACGACTGGCCGATGTTCATCGAAATGCTTCTCACAAAGGAGGAGCAGCACTACCTAGGCGTCGGACTTTCGTCTCCAACGGCCGAGCGAATACGAGAGGTGCTCGACGCAGACCCGCAGGTCAACCATGGCAGCATCATCGAAGATCTGATTGGCTCTGCCTATCGCCAGTTCAAGACCGCCATGAGGGCGCCGCACCCAGAATCATCCGGCGCACTCAAATGGCACGAGGCGACTCTCAAGGCATGGAATGCATCGAATACTGCTGCACGCGAGAGCGCGAAAAATCCGGATGCTCCGTCGAGGTCCGACTTCGATGGGCTCTTCTCTGTGCAGGTCACGAAGTCGAAGCACATCTCCTTGTCGGAATTGCAAGGTAGCGTTTCCGACCACAAGGACGCCAAGCAGTCCGAGGGCAAATCCTGATGGCCGACATCAACGCAGCCGAAACCGACGAAGCCCTTGACGCTGATCCCTTCGATCTCACCGGCTATACCGAACCACCAAAATTCACGACCAACATCGACTGGAACAAGGCCTACGACTGGAAGCCTCGCTTGCTCGAGATCGACACGGAGACGGACAAGCCGGCTTTCCGTGGACGCAAGAGCGACATTGCGCAGTCCATACTTCACCACCTTGGTCGCCCGCTCAGGCTTGACAACCACGCATTCCTGCTTCCCGTCTACAACAACGAGGACCCGCGCATTGTCCTGAAGTGTTCGCGCCAGGTCGCGAAGTCGACCACCATCTGCAACCTGCAATTGCTCGAGGCTGTGATCCGGCCGCACTGGCGCAGCTTATACGTCTCTCCGTCGGCTCTTCAGACCCGGCAGTACTCGAACGAGAAACTGCGTCCAACGATCTACGATTCTCCGTTCATAAAGGACGTGTTCGTCGGCAAGGGGATCACTGACCAGGTCTTCGAGAAGACGCTGCTCAACGGCTCCTACATGTTCCTGCGCTACGCCTTCCTGACCGCGGCGCGCGCCCGAGGCATCCCGGCGAGTCGCGTGTTCTTCGATGAAGCCCAGGACCTGCTGAAGGACAACATCAAGGTCATCAGCCAGTCGCTGTCGGCCTCGAGGCTAGCCGCCGGCGTCGAGGGCAGCGAGATGCTCACCGGCACACCGCTGACCTTCTCGAACACGCTCGAGGAGTATTGGAGCTGGTCGACTCAGAACGAATGGCTTGTTCCGTGTGATTGCAAAAAGCCCAGGTTCTGGAATTTTCTCGACTCGAACTGCATAGGGAAGGCTGGCCTGATCTGCTCGAACTGTGGCAAGCGAATCAACCCAGCACAGGGGCAATGGGTTTCCTTCCAGCCTGACGAATTCTATGTCGGCTACCACATCTCGCAGCTGATGGTGCCATGGAAACAATCACCCGAGGCCTGGCACGCAGAGATTGTGCTGCCGTTCGAGAAGTGGCCCGAGTCCAAGTTCAACAACGAGATCTTGGGCTTTGCTTTCGACACAGCCTCGGCGCCTGTTACACGAATGGACGTCCAGCGGTGCTGTCATCCAAGCAAGCAGGTCGAGGGAAAGTCGTCCGCCGCGTTCATCCATCGACGGTCCAGTGAGCACGCTGGGATGCGACTCTTCGCGGGGATCGACTGGGGGGAAGGGCGAGAGGAGGGCGAGAGAGTCGGCGGACGGAAGAAGTACGCTTCGTGGACCGTGCTAACCATCGGGGGCTACCTCAACGAGGAACTCTTCTGGCCGTTCATGATGAAGCGGTATGTCGGCAAGGAGATCGATCCCGAGTTCATCCTGCCCGACGTAATCCATCTCTGCGGATATTGGAACGTCGAGGTGCTGGGCGCAGACTGGGGACACGGGTGGGGCATGAACAGTCGGCTGTTTGCGGCCCGCGGCCGTGACGCCGTCATGCAATTCGCCTACTCGACGTCGCTTGGCGAGCGCAAGCGCTGGGATCCAAACGCGTTCAAGTTCATCGTGAACAGGAACGCTGTGCTTTCGCAGCTGTTCCAGGACATCAAGCAGGAGCGGTTCATGTTCCCGGCCTGGGATGAGTTCGAGCCATTCGGGGCCGACATCCTCGCCGAGTACGTGGAGTACAATGATCGCACCAGGATGATGATGTACGACCACCCCATCGACCAGCCGGACGACGCGCTGCACAGCTTGGCCTACTGCAAGCTGGCAGCCGACATCAGCCACGGGAGATTCTAATGGCGAACGGCCTGCGCATCATCGAGCAGAAGCTGCTCGCGGCCAACGACTGGACCGGGGTCGTGCCCGTCGACGCCATCATCCGTGGCGACCACCTCGAGGCCTATCCGATAGGCGCCGTGGGTGGGCTGTTCACACCCGATCCCGAGCTCACGGAACCGTTGATGGTGCGCTCTGTCGAGCTCAAGCTCGGCGGACAGACCTCGTGGACCGTGCACAAACGCGACCGCGATGGTGACGAGCTGCTCTTCCTGTGCGGGACCGACGAAACAGACTTCGTCACGACCGTCGGAGAGTCGGTGGTGCTGTCCAAGAAGCAATCCCTCGTGATCCGCTCGACCGGGGCGACGGTTAAACTCATCGCCCGCATAACGTTGCAATCCACGGTTTGATCAGATGGCGTTTCGTGATGGAAAGTCTTCTTGTCTACTGTGCGACGACGGGAGCGGTACAACGCCGGCGCCGACACCGGACTTTGTTTCGTGGGACGCGGACTGTTTGTCGAGCGACGAGGTCGGCCACTTCATCTACGTCACCGGCGTGCCGATTGGAGGCTTCCGACAGGTAGCCAAATGTGAGCCTACCGATTCCGCGAAGATGCCTTCGCCCGGCATCATCATTTCGAAGAGCACCGCAACGCGATGTGTCGTGCAGGTACTTGGCGAGCTCGCGACCACGGGGCTGTCTCCCGGTGTCGACAACCGATATTGGATCGGTGCCGATTCGAAGCTCGCAAATGCTCCGCCAGCAACACCGGCTAGTGGTACGATAGTTGTCCAGGTGGCGGGGGTGGCGCTTGAGGGCTCGATCCTGATGCTCCGACCCGACCTCAACCCAGTCAAACTCAGAGGATAATCAAGAGAGATGGCAAGGAAAAATTCCAAGACAGCGAAGAAGGCTGTCGGGAGAACTGCCGCGTCCAAGAAACGAGCAGCCGCCAAGAAGAAGGCGTCTGCCGCGACGGCAAAAAAGACTCCCGCAACCAAGAAGAAGAATGCTTCAACGCCTGGAGTAGGAGCCGTCGCCGGCGAGCTGCCCTACCCCATGAAGCTGAGGGGGACGTTGCACCTCCGCTTCAAGGCCGCCGCGGCCGAGATGGGCGAGGTCATGGCGAAGACCGAAGTCGCCAAGGCAAGGGTGGAGCTTCTCCTGTCCAAACCCGTTCACTTCGAAGTCACTCGCGCACTCAACGAGCAGAACCAAATCATCAAGGACGTACGCGCAAAGCGCACTGAACTTGCTCAGATCCAGCTCGAGTGCGGAAGGAAGCTCGGGATCAAGCCCGAGGAGCTCAAGGATTTCTCGTTCGATTCAGACACGGGGGTCGTTCTTCCGATCGCGCCTCCAACATAACCAGTAGGAGACACCAGCATGGCCCAGATCAAAATGTTCAAGTTCGACACGGATGGTTTTCCGGTCGAAAATGATCCCACCGCCGACGACTTCACGATCAACTCGTTGACCATGGATGCGGGCGGCGGCGGCATTACGATGGCGGGTGAGAAGATCACCGGTCTGGGCGATGCGAGCGCTGATGGCGATGCCATCGGGTACCAGCAGACTGGTGCCGAGCTAGGTGACCTGACAATCACCTCCGGCGGAGACATCGATGTTGCCGGCGGCGGTGAGCTCACAGGCCTACCGGCCGTACCCACCGGAGCTACGGCTGCCGCATCCAAGGCGTACGTCGACAGTCTTGTCTCCGGACTCGGCTGGAAAGAGGGAGTCGTCACCCTCAACATGCTCGGCACCAATGACGTTGCCACCATCAACGCCCTCTCTGGGACGCTCGGTGACTCCTACGTCATGTCCGATGCAGGCGATCTTACCGAAGGTGCTGGCGCCGACCCGACGGTTGCGGCCGGTGACATCGTGGAGTTCGATGGCACGGACTGGATCATCCTGATCACAAACAGCGGTGGGTTCCCGCCCATCGGCACCCGAGTCATCCTGTCGGGCACCGGAACTCTGATCGCTCCGCACACCGATGCCACCGACAACGATGAGATCCACGAGTTCGGTGGAGCGAGCCTCACGCCCACTGACACAGGCGACGCCGTGGACTCCGCCGCTGTCCTGATCCAGGACCCAGGGCACATCGGTGTTTACGACAACGAAGGTTACACGTACGAAGGTACGTCCCCCAGTGGTGCCTGGATCCAGTTCACTGGTACCGGTAACATCAACGCCGGCGACGGCCTCACCAAGACCGCCAACACCCTCGATGTCGTGGGCGGTGACGGTATCGTTGCCAACGCCAACGATGTTGCGGTCGATCTGGCAACCAACCCCGGTCTCCAGTTCACCTCGAACAAGCTCGACCTGCTCCTCAAGAGCGCGAACGAGTTGGCGAAGGATGCCTCCGGGCTCTACGTCGTGGGTGTCCCGGATCTGTTCAAGATCGGGGCAACCGCTACCGGAGCAACGGTCACCGCAGCCAACTTGGACACGTTGACCGACGTCTCGAACGCCGACTCTCTGCACACCCATAGCGCGGTCGGCTCTCACACCATCGCATCTCACTCCGATACGTCGGGTACGGGTGCCGAGCTGAACACTCTCACTGATGGTTCGGATGCGGCCGGGCTGCATATCCACAGTGCCAGTGACCTCTCGATGGCTCACACCGATCTGTCGGGTGTGACCAGCGATCAGCATCACGCCGAGTCTCACACCATCGCATCTCACTCCGATACCGCAGCAACGGGTGCGGAGCTGACCGAGCTGACCGATGGCTCGACAACATCTCTGCACGTTCACGCCGGAACAGCCGAAGCAGAGCGGATCGAGACGGGGTACACCACGGACGGCACAGGTGTCACGGCCGGCGACCCGGTCTACATCTCGGCAAACGGGATCGTGTCGAAGTGTCTTGCCAACAACAACAACACCCGAAAGTACATCGGTATCGCAAAGACCACGGTAGGAGCTTCGGCTGCTGTCGAGGTCGTCTCTGCAGGTAAGCAGAGTTCGGTAGCCATCACCACGCCGGTGGCGGGCGCCCTGGTCTACCTGGCCGTCGCTGGCGGTCTCACGACTGTCATCCCTCCGGCCACCAGTGGCAACCACCGCATGGTGATCGGCAAGTGCGCAAACACTGTCGGCCAAGAGCTGCACATCGAGCCGCAGTACCTCGGCAAAGTGAACTAACGAGCCGGCTACGATCTGATAGCCTAGCTCTATGGCTGCTCCCACCGACCGCGTTCAGATTCTCAAGAATGAGAGCGTGGCCGGTGGGGGCGATGGGGCGGACGCCGAGGACGGCTATCCCGTCCACCTCGACCCGAACGAGGACGCCCCCGAGGTTCACGGCATCTTCTTCCAGGGCTCGTCCGGCAAGGATGAGCTCGTCTACGTCACCCGTGACTCGGCCACGGGTGACATGCTTTTTCGGGATGTCGTTACTGGGGCTGAGCACACCCTCACCGAGCTCCTGGCGGGTTCGGCGGGACTTACCGAGTCGTCCCACAAGACGCTACGCCAGCTGATCCACTTTCTAAACGATGGACCAGGAGGCGGGTTCGCCAGTGGCGCCTTCAAGGAAAGCGCTCCCACCGGCCCTTTCCCGACCAGCGAGATTTGGTGGGAGTCTTCTTCGAAGCTCAAGAAAATAGTCTCTCTGGATACAACGTGGTCAGGAGCCAAAATTACCCAAGAGGTATGGAAGGTTTTCGACCCCGATGGAAGTACCGTTCTGGCAACCATCACAGATGCGATATCGTACGTAGGAGCATTCGAGTCATCCCGTACTAGGACGATCGCGTAATGGCGCAGTCACCAGCAGCAATCATCTACGATTCCACGGGCGTCAACCCGGTGGGTGTTGTGCTCGATGGTGCGGTCTATCGCCTGCAGGTTGAGGCCGATCTCAAGGTAGGGCATGGACTGGCAACAGAAGCCACCGTGGCCACTCTTGCCACCGAGGTTAAGCTCGAGGCCGTCCGCGCCCTCCTCGCCACAATCGACGTGGACACTGGTGTGCTGGCAGCGGTGGACTACGCGACCCAGACAACCCTTGCCGCGCTGCTCGCCGAACTCCAAACCAAGGCGGACTTGGCCGAAACCCAGCCAGTCAGTGTAGCGAGCCTCCCACTCCCGACTGGCGCCGCGACGGAGGCCACGCTCTCGACTCTCTCGACCGAGGTCAAGCTCGAGGCCGTTCGTGCCCTCCTCGCCTCACTTGACGGGAAGGATTTCGCGACCCAAGCGACCCTGGCGGCGCAGGCAGGGGACATTGCAGCGCTGTTGGTGAACAGCTCAGACATCGAAACAATTCTCACAGCGATTCGCGATACAGCAGGAATCAAGAAGATCACCGATGCGCTACCTGCAGGAACGAACGACATCGGTGACGTAGGTGCACTAGGCATAGACGAGTCGGCCACACAGCACCAGCTGATGACTGTCGAAGATGCTCAGATTTCAGGACTGCACAGACTTGCCATCACGGGGCAAGTCACGGTCCAAATCCCTCCTCCGCCCCAGGGCGGTATCAAGCTGACCGTTTCTGCGGACACCCCTCTGGCGATTAGCAACTCGAACTCGCCCCATCTTACAGAGTACGAAATCACGAACGGGAAGACGCTGCACATACAGCAGATCGTGGCAGGCTGCCAGGGAGATCCATCGGCCGACGGGTCCAAGTGCGAGTACTTCTACTGGGACGGGACCACTGAACGTCTATTGGACCGAATCTACATCGTCGGGCAAACGCAGTTCGGCAACTACCCGGACACCTCTGAGACCCGTGACGGAACGGCAATGATTGGGATGCCTACAGCGGGCGAAGGAACTCTTCGGATTTATCGTTCTCGCTTGAGTAATTCCTCGCAGGAGATCGACACCGTGATTCGCGGGTACGAGGTCTAATGCCGAGAGACGCACAAGGGAATGCGATTGTCGCGATCACACAGAGGACGCTCGGCCGTGACCCGTTCCTGCGTGTCGATAACGGCTCCGAGCTAATGAACATCGACGGGCGAGCTGCCGGCTCCCCGGTAGTGCTGTGGAACGGTGGTGGTGCAGGGGATACGGGCACCGACTGGACCGCGTCTGGCACAGGGTCCGAGACGGCTGGCGCCATGCACGCGGGTACCAACGGATGGGACACCGGGGTTGCTGCGATAAACGACAGCACGGTGTTCGACAATGGATCGATGATCGACATTGCAGGAACCTACGACCAGGTCGACCTGTGGATGAATCCGCAAGCGTTCCCTGTTGGGTCGCGTCTGCAGCTTGGGTGGCTGGATAGCTCAGATGTGCGCATCGGCAACAACGTCAGGCTGGATCAGTACGCAGTGAACATGGACCTCGGGGTCTGGCAGAAGATTTCAGTTCCCATGACCGATTTTGGTCTCACAGGGAGCGCCCAGAAGCTGCGTATTCGATACGCCAACCAGGCAGGCCAGCATTGTTACTTCGACGACATCGAGGTAGTGGCGTCGAGTGGTGCAGGTCCGTACAGATTTCAAATCGCGGCCCCCGCCGACACGATCTACCATCTGTCGATGGCCGTGCTTCAGGTGACTGCTCCGACTGCTGGGTGGACGAGTTCGGCATTTGCCAACATCGTTGGTGGGCTGAGCAGCGGCCTCATCATGAGGCACCGGAAGATCTCTACCGGCGAGGTCCTGTGGAAGTTCATCACCAAGAACAACTCCCAGCTCTTTGGGCAGTACCACCCGCAAGAGTCGTTCGCATTCTCGGACAACAGCCTTCTGGTCGGGTTCATGGTCAAGCCTGGCGCAGCCAACGTTCTTGTTACGGATGACGACGTGCTGGAATTTATCGTCCGAGACGATCTCCGTGGAATTTCTGAACTGAGAGCGTATTGCCACTACGGCGTGGAGGACATCTCGAATGCTTGACCTGCGCCTCGCTCCCAAGACCGCTGACGGCCGCCCTCGTATCGCCGTCGAAAAACCGGACTCGTCAAAGGTCACCCTCTACTCTCACGACTGGACCAACCCAACCACGTGGTACGAGGAGTCAACTCGCGTTGTCGAGGAGACGGCGACCGATGGCGGCGACCAGCTCACGTACAGCCTCGCAAACGTGAACGTCATCGACACGTATCACGGGTTCATTACGCAGGAAGATTTTCTAGTGGACGCCTCGGACAACAGCTATCGAGCCGTTGTCACGGTCAACGATGTCGCGAAGACCGAGCAGGACCCGCACGTCGGCTCCGGCGGTGACTACACCGTCAACTATTCGGCCGGCACAGTGACGTTCCTGTCTGTGCTTGGTGAGTCCGACGTGGTGAAGGTGACGTACCACTACGCGGGGTCGAGTCTAGTCACGATCAAGCCAGCGGCTGGCACCGACCTGCTTATCGATTTCGTCGAGGTGCAGTTCAGTGCCGATGTGGGACTCACAGACAACGTGACGTTCCAGGCCCGTGGGTTCGTTGACGTTTTCGCGCCCGACCTCACGCCAGACCCGTATCCGCCCGGGACGCTCATTCCACTGAAGAACCCGCTCGTCTACAAGGGGATGCGCGATTTCCTCAACGACGGAGTAAGGGCGTTCCCCAAGTATCCTGCCGGTCTTGGCGGAGCGAGTTGGCGCGGGCTGCCATCAGACATCTACATCTTCGACTGGGACTACGTGCGATCAACCAGGCTTCATTCCGAGTACGGGATGGAGGTCCAGGTCTGTCTGCAGCACAATGTGCCGTTTACTGGTTCGTACGCGACAGCTTCCTTCTACTGCTCTAGTGAGCCCAACGAATGAGATTCTTCGGCAAACGCGGTGACGCATTCTTCGACGCATGGACGCTAGTCCATCTGGCGTTCTGGTTCATGGTCGGCGCGAACATGGAGCAACTCGGGATGGCGCAGTGGCTGCGCTGGACAATGGTTGGCGTGTTCGCATTCGTCTGGGAGGGCATCGAAACGTGGCTCGATGCTCGCACCGACTTGCAGATGACCAAAGAGTCGTGGATGAATCGGTGGGTGTCAGATCCAGTCATGGCCTTCGCTGGGTCGTTCTTCGGGATGCTCGCGATCGGAACGTGACATGTCCATCAACGTTTGCTTTAGCACCACCGACGGGTGGTTCTCTCGAGCGATCCGCTGGTTCACCCGCTCGAAGGTGAGCCACGCAGTCATCACGTTCAGGGACGAAACTCTCGGGAAGGTTTTCGTCATGGAGTCAACGGGGCGAGGATTCATGCTCACGCCCTGGAGCAAGTGGCGCGCACGAAACCAGATCGTGGCCCGCTACACGCTGACCGTCGACCAGTCGCGCCAGATCGAATCGCTCCGCGAGCTCTCCGACAGCCTCGGCTCCGAGTACGACTACGTCGGCATCCTGGGGTTCCTGCTGCGTCGCTTCATGAAGCGGATGTCCAACCCCATGGACAACCCGACCAAGCTCTTCTGCTCAGAAGCGGTGGCGCGGTTCCTGCTGGCTTCTGGGCTCGAGGAGTTCTCTGAACCGGCGACATGGACGCCACAGGACCTGCTCCTGGTCGCGAACAAGCACCCAGGCCTGTCCGAGTTCCATCTCAGCTGACGCCGGCGGAGCCCGCGTAGCGATCGCGCATCATCTGCAACACCGAGCCGTACAGGGCGCCCTTGGCAACGTCTCCTGCGACATCCGCTGGTGTCGCAATCGGCTGGCGCTGGATACGCCCGCCCGGCACGACTCGCCCCACGGTCTTTCCGGTGTGGAGCTCGCGACGGAGAGCCTTGATGTCCTTTGCGCTCTTCGCACGCTTGAGCGCCGACCGGATCGTCCGGTTGTGCAGACCTCGAGAGATCTTGCCACCCAAGATCGTCAGCGCAGGAGTCGCTGCGGCGCCTAGCATCATCGAAGCCAGATAGTCCCGACTCACCTTGCGGCCCTTGCCACGCAGATTAGACATCTTGCGCCGCGGCGCCCGGCCCTGCTCTTTGCGCACGTCGCGATAGAGCTTCTTGAGCTGCTTGTCTTCGACGGTCGAAATCTTCACGAGCTCGTCGGTGAAGCCTCGGAGAAAGGGGACCATACCGTCCAGTCTACACAGAGCTAAAAAATCGAGCAATGAGATGGGTGGGGGGCGCCGAAACGCCCCCCACGGCCACTCACAGGCTCGGAAGTTTCTCCAGCATACTCTGCTGGGTCTCCTTCAGTAGATTCCAAAGGGTCTGAACTTCCTCGGAGCGCATGATCGTCTGGTCGATGGCTTTTCCGTACTCGTCTGCAGTCTCGTCGATGGCGTCGGTGCCAATGCGGCGCAGAGCCTCGACCTGGGTGTAGACGTGGGCCGCGCGTTTAGCGGAGCTTTCCGCATCATTCAGCGCCTCAGTGATCAGTTGCGCAGTCGAGTTCAGGATGAGGCGTTCGATCTCAAGATCGACCACTTCACTCTGACTGAACTCGATGCGTTCCTCGATTATGAGGGCGACGAGGGGGGCTTCCGTAGCGCGGTAGTCCATGACCAGATCTTTGGCTTTGGCCGCAAGTTTGCGAGCACGCAGCAGGTAGGCGGTAGCCTCTTTCAGATTCGATATCATTGTGAACTCCTTTCGTTCACCCTTCTTATGCCCGGATTCGGCTACCGACCGACCAGCTCGAGCGCCAGCGGAATCGCGATGGGCGAGCCTGCACCCTTGCCTTGTATGCCGCCCGTGAACATCTCGAACAGGCCAAGCAGCCCTTCCTCCACGCGCTCGAGGTCTCGCCATCTTGCTCCAAAGGCGAGCATATTCTCGTCCATGAAGAACGGATCCCCGTTCCGACTCGGTTCGATGCTCACCGGCTCAGCAAGATGCCACCGCTTGTGCTGTCTCGCTCCGCCCCAGTAGTCGACTGCGCTGTATGCCTGGCCAACAGGAACATCCGCTACCGTGAGAACAGCGCCGTCCTTGACCGCGTACCCCATCGCCTCGAGCTGCTCGGGCGATGTCTGGGTTCGGCCTTCCAGCATCGTGGCTCGATAGAGCACGCCGCCGGTCGGAACGATGTTCCGATCAAAAGCAACATGGACGATCGTCGATAGAGGGAATTTGTGCACCGCTCCAAGGCGCTGCACCGCCGCCAAAACGAGTTCATCCGACCTCGGCGGAGACGCCTGAACCTCCCTGGCCCGAGACACAAGCCGTCTCCAGATATCGTCTTGGCTATATTCTCGCGCCGGCGCCTGGATCGTTGCGACGCTGGAAGCCGAACTCCGGCCTTCGGCTTCCATGTACTTGGAGATCTCTCCGCCGCAATGGGGGCAAAATTTCATCGGTTCTCCTTTGTCTGTCTTTTCGCTTGCTTGACCTGATTTCTGATAGCTTATACCTTCAGATGGAACCCTTGAAGCGAGGTCCCCGATGGACGTAGGCCACTTCTCATACCTTCTCTCGGGGACGCCGCAGCACACCAAGGTAGCCGCGGATCGTCTCGAGCTCCTCGCCAAAACAGCAGCCAAGCGCTACCTCGAGGAGGGCGTCGCTCTCAACGACACGATCAAGAAGATCGCGACCGAGAACGATCTCAACTCCAACCAGGTGCAGCGTGTGTGCGAGATGGCGAACATCGCCACCCACCAGGGCCTGTGGAGGAAGACTGCCCAGAAGGAGTCGATCGCGTTCCAGCTCGCGGACGCCAAGGCAGTCGTCTCAGTCGTCAAGAAGCAGCCCCTCGACTCCGACGACCCGCAGAGCCCGACGATCTCTCCGTCATCGTGCGATTCAGACTACGCCGGGCCACCGAAGGGGATCCCTCAGTCCGGGCCGTCCATGATCTCGATGATGGGAGCCGACCCGGCCAACGTGCACAACGGACTGCACGACGATGGCGAGAAGAAGCGCATCATCATCATCCTCCAGAAGAAAGCCGGCGAGCGCTCCGCTCTCGAAAGCGACATCCTCTACAAGGGGATGCAGCTCGAGTCGCTCGAGAAGCGAGCGTTCGAGGTCTTCAAGCAGACGATCCTCGGCGGCGCTTCATTCCGAGACCTCTACACGGCCGCCGGCGCCGGCGACATGGGCAAAGTCGCCGCGGAGTACTTCCCTGGATGGCAGCAACGATTGGTCGACGAGTCTCACGGGTCCACGCGGCTCAGGCTCGAGAAGCAGGCCCTTGCCAAGGTCCCAGACGAACTCATCAGCAATGACATGGGCAACGTCACGGTGATCAACGGCTCCCACCCGGTCCTGGTCTCGCTCGATACCGTTCAACGCAAGACCGGCGAGGTAAAGCAAGGGCTTCACAACCTGTTGCGCATCGACGACCAGGTCAAGGTCTACCATCAGAAGATGAGAGATCTGTCGTGACCCCATTCCTCGGCGGCTTTGTCGATGAACTCGCCAAGCACGCGTCCGCACTGGGCGCCCTCAAGAGGGTAGGAGGGTTCGCTGTGAAGAACCCACTGCTCGCCCTTGGCGGCACCGCCACCCTGGTGGGCACCGGGCTCGCGGCGCGAGGGGGCTATCGCGAAGGTTTGGCTGGCGGCGAAAAGCCGCGCTATCTCCACGCCACGAAGGACTCCCCCAGCCGGGCGGCCCTGATCAACTGGAACAAGAAGAAACGCAAAAAGAACGTCAGCCGTCACTACGACGAAAAGAAGTTCAAACGTTCCTAGGAGCAAGCATGGCTCTCTCTTCTCTCGACATGATCATGGCCTGCCAGCAGCAGGGGTACCTCTCAAAAGAAGCTACCGCTGATGCTCTGCGCAGGCGCCAGCAGCTCATCAAAGAGGCCATGGGCAAGTACGCCATCAACATCTTCAAGGCGATGCGCCGAGCCCCTGCGACAACGTCGAGCGCAGTCAAGGCCGAGAAGGGGGGTGGGCTGCTCTCGAAGCTTCGCACAGGCTCCCGCACAGGCTCTCCTGACAGCGCCAAGTGGTCCGACGTCACGACCAATCTCGCGAAGATGATGGCGCTCGCCGGAATGACCGCCGGAGCGACCGCGGGACTCGGCGGCCTGATGAGCCATCGCTCCGCGAAGAACCTCGACGCCAGGGTCAAGAACTCCTACCAGGAGATGATCAAGCACGACACCGAGCTCGTGGTCCCAGGGGACCGAGAGAAGACGCAGCGCAATTTTGGAGTCCTGGCGCGCTACGCGCCGTCGCTCGCCTCCGAGCCCGCCGTGGCCGGACCCATCGTGAAATCGATGAACGTGATGGAGGGAGTCAACGTCCCCTTCATCAAGAGCCTCGCCGAGACTCAGAGTCGCATCGATGACATGGCCGAGAAGCGGAAGATCGTTCGCATGTCGCCGATGAAGGTCACCGACTTTGCTACCAAGGCGATGCTAGCCGGCAGCTGAGGTAGCGGCTTGACCAGGGATCCACTCAGCGTTTTCTTTCACGAGAAAACGGCCGACTCGGCGCCGACCACAAGCAACTCGGCATCGGTTCGCAACATAACTGACAACCCGGACCGGGATAGCCTCGACCCGGGTGAGCGCGCCATGGCTGGGCTCGCGGCGGTGAGTGGCTCTATCGCGGCGAAGGCGGTCCCCTTCATTTCCCGGGTCGTCGCAAAGCCACTGTCCGAAGTTGGCACTGTCGAGGCAATTGTTCCGCGCGCCGACTTGCTCTCTTCGCGGTTCATGGGGCTCTTCAAGGTCAGCCCGAGGATTCGGGCGGACCTTGCCATCGCCAGCCCGATATTTACTGACAAGATGAACGAAATCGCCCCAGTGGTTGAATCGTTCATGAACAAGCACAAGCTCATTCAAAAGGGAGTGACTGTCAATTTCCACCGAGGGGCCCTGTCTGGGCTGGTGGGCCCGAACTACAACGTCGCAACGAAAACTGTCAACTTCCCCATCGTCGGCAAAGCGATTGCCCTCCATGAACTCGGCCACGCCGCCGACTACACTGCGGGACGCATTGGAAAGATCCGCCGCTTCGCCGAGCCGATCCTTCAACGCGGCGTCTTGACGGCCCTCCCTATCGCATTGGTTGCCGGCGATCGAATCAAGGAAATCCTGCCGGGCACGATTGACGACAAGGCCATCGAGTTCATGCAGGACCATGCGCCAGAAATCCTTGGCGCGACGCTCGCAGCAACCCAGCTCTACCCAGAAGCCAAGGCTACAGGTCTTGCCCTGAGACATATAGCGAAGGTCGAGGGGCGCCATGCAGCGGTCGAGGCTCTCAAAAAATTGGCCCCCGCATTCGGGACGTACCTACTCGGCGCCATACCTGCGGTTGTCGGCATGGCCCTCGCTCGCAAATACATGCGCGAAGCCAGGGGGGAGAAAGCCGAGGTCGACTCCATGGTCCAGCAGCAGATGCGCGAGTTGGAAAAGACCAGCGCCATCCTTGGGGAAACCCTCAAGTGGGGCGGCGGCATCGCCAAGGACATCGGCAACCTCGGCCGCCAGGTCGGAGTGCAAACAGCCGAACTGCTCAAGGGGCCCAACCTCCTACGCCGCATTGGCCAGGGAGCCAGGGAGGTTGGAACATCCCCGGAGTTCGTCATGGGCTCGGTCGCGTCGGCCATCCCGGCCACGCTTGGCGCGCTGTACCTCTACGGAACGCCGGCGGGCAAAGAGGTTCGCCAGCGCATCTCCCCCGAGCAGCTCGAAAGCTCCTACACCAAGAGACCGAAGGGTGTCCCGTTCACCCAGAAGGTTGATGATTCATGGCGTGAGCAGCACCCGATGAGGTATGCCGGCCTGGTCGCCGCCGGCGCTGCTCTCTCGGGCGGTATCCTCTCCAAGTTCTTCGGCGATCTCCTGAAGGTTCTGTGAGGATTCGGGCGCTTCAGCTCGACGGCAAGTGGCGGCCTGAAGAGGTCCGCGAGCTCGTCAAGATCCTCTCCCCGCTACCCCAAGCATGGGTCGAAAAGAACCCTCACCTACGTTCGATCAATCGACGCTCTGTCCTAACCAACGCTCCGCCGGAGGCGCCGGGACACTCGAAGTACGAGCCCGACGACGGCACAATTGTTGTATTCGACAAGGGCGTGTATCATGGCGGAGAGATTGATCCTGAGCAGTTTCGCCGCTCTGTCTACCATGAACTTGCCCATTCCATCCTTCGGGGATCACCGGCGCTACTCAAGCGATGGGCGACTTCCACACGCGACGATGGCTACGTCGACGAGTACGCGAAGACCAGTCCCGAGGAGGATTTCTGTGACACCTTCTCTGAGTTTTTCATCCACAACGGCGAAACGACCAAGCGTGTTCCAGCCAAGGCGCGATTCATCCACGGCTTGCTCGAGCGCGTCAGCAAGGAGAAGGTTGCCATGAGCTTCCTCGAAGGATTCAGCAACGAGATCTTCAAAACGGCCCGCCCAGGCCTCGGAAACCTCGCAGCGATGATCGGCCGTGGAGCCAAGGCTGGCGCAAGTGGCACCGGTCGCATGACCATGGGCAAGGGCTTGCTCATGGCTGGCGGCGCCGGCGCCGGCGGTGCTGTGGTCGGTGGGCGCAAGGGTCGCAAGAAGGGGTACGAGGAAGGCTCCGACGACGTCATGGACGTTGCCTCGCGCGCGCGTTTGATTGGCCGACGCGAAGGCGTCCTCGCCTATCATCGAGCGCTCATGCAGCGACGATCGAAGGCGTCGAAGTAGGCTCGTCACGCGCGAAGAGGATCCCATGGCAAAGACCACCGACAGAGAAGGGCGCTTCTTTCACGAGCTGGCCGGGCGCGACGACGGCAACTTCTTCGAAAAGGGGTCGATGTCCAGCTACTCCCCCGGACAGACGCCTTCCGGCGGCGGCATCAACGTCGCTCCGAAGATGGGCACCGGCGACGGCAAGGGCGGCGCACCAAAGCCGGGCACCGAGAAGCTCAACATCGGCGCGACCGGCGGCCCTGTCGGCGGCATGGGTGAGCGCGGCGAGGGCATGAGCGGCGGAATGTATGGTACCGGTGACGGAGCCAAGACCGCTGGCAAAACGCCCAACGAGTGGGATGCCGACAGTGGTCTTCCGACAGGATTTCATCGCGCCACCTATGAGCAGCCAGAGGGGCTCGAGGCCGGGGGTGAGCGCTTCCATGACACGGAGACGTCAAATCCGTCCTTCGGCGTGGGCAAGAGCGTGCGTCACGGGCTGACCGAGACGGGCGGCTCCAGTCGACCGGCTGGATACGGCCATCAGGTCGGCAAACACGCATCGGCGTCGCCGCCCCGCTTCCTCGGAACGAGCTACGGGATGTCGAAAGTCGGCGCCATCAAGGACTACGCCAGCAAGGCCGAAGGCTACGGGGGGCAGCTCTCCAGCCAGGGTGGAGACAGCCTCAAGGAGCTCGGGCGCCAAGCCGCATCGACCGCCGACAAAGGCCTTCAGGCCGTCACCAGGAGCCCGATCGCCATGGGCGTCGCCGCCCTACTCGCCGGGAAGATGGGTCTTCGAGGGCTCAAGGGTGTCGGCCGCGGAGCCAAACGGCTCGTCCGCGGGAAGGCGAAGCCACGACCACAGGGATTACTTGGCCAGGCCGCCAGTGGCCTCAAGAGAGTCATCACGGGCGGCTAGCCCAAAAGACCATCAAGGAGCAGCGAGATGAATACCCTCACAGATCTGTACAACCAGGCGATCGTCCCGATGGACGTCGAGCTCGAGAAGCAGGCCACCGAACTGGTCAAGCAGGCCGAGGAAGAGGATGCCGCCGGTCGCATCATGGCGCGCGGCTTCGCGGACGAGATGAACAAGCTCGCCGCGCCGCCGGCGCCGCCGGTCGCCGCCAAGGCCTGGAAGGCACCGGGGCAGCAGCCCGCCGGCACCGGGGCAACCGCGGCGCCGCCGCCCAAGCTCAACCTCGCCCAGCTCAACGCCCAGAGCAAGACGAAGGTCTGACCTGGTTAGCGTCCAATGGACAGCTTCCTGACAGGCTTCTGCGACGAGCTGCTCAAGGTAGCGGTCGCTACGGCTGCGGCCGGGGGGCCGACATGGTTGAAAGGGTCACAGAAGGCGCCCGTCATCAACTCCATTGGTCCCACCAACGCGCTCTCGAAGGCGATCCCCACGCAGCGAATGGAATCCCCGGCGAAGCGGTCGATCGGAACTTGGCGGCCGTCGCCGGGGATTCGTGCAGGTGCGAGAGCGCAAACCGCAGTCAAGGCCAAGGCTCCGCCCAGGCGCGGCCGGTCGAAGCCTCCGGCGCAAGACCAAGGACTCGCCTTCGAGTCGGGCATGGGGCGGACCGTTCGCAAAGCGCACGAGTTTATCACCGGAGCGGGCGCCAGCGCGGCCCAAGGCAAACCGATGGTCGGCAAAACAAGGCCGCCAGCACCTCATAGATCAAAGCCAGCCACGACCCTTCCCGCGGAAGGTTCTAAGCTCACTGGCGCCAGGCAGGGCCCCGCAACAGCAACGCGAGCCAGCGGCGGAGGGGTTTCGAACACCCCGCGAGAGACATCGATCAAAAACTCGCAACCGCCAAGGCAGGTGGGAGCCGTTCCGTACGCTCCACAGTCGAGTGCTACTCCGTCGTCCATGCGCGGGTGGACTCGTCCTGCGTATACCTCGCCCACCGCACCAGCAGCAGCTCCACCGATCGCCCAAGCGCCTCGCAAGTCTGCGGTCTAGATGTACAAGCTCCTCACATTCTCGGGCTACGACTCCAGCACCGGACCGCACATCTTCCCGATCGAGGCCGACGTCAACAAGACCATCGGCCACATCAAGATGGCGCGGCCGCTGCCGCCGGACATCGAGCACTACATCCGCTCCGCCAAGCCGATCGCCGGCAAGACGCAGCTGCTCATCGACGCCATGGGCGCCGGCGAGTTCTACGGATCGAACGTCAACGGGGACTACTTCCCCGAGGTCGCGCTGTCGCACAAGGGCAGCGACTACGGCTACGAGACGTTCATGCACTACGCGTATCCGTACAAGCACCACGTCAACAAAGACCCGGCGCGCGCGTACGGAGAGAAGGTCGCGCTTGCGTCCTACGACCCGAACATGCATCGGGTCCTTCTGATCATCCGCGTCGACGACTCGAAGTGCCAGGACATCCTTGGAGACCTCTCCAACGGCACGTACTGGGACGTATCGATGGGGTGCAAGGTTCCCTGGGACGAGTGCTCAATCTGCAAAAATCGCGCGCGCAACCGCGCCGAGTACTGCCCCCATCTGCGCTACCAGATGAACAAGATCCTGAGCGACGGCCGCAGGGTCTTCGCCTACAACTGGCTGCCAAAGTTCTTCGACATCAGCTTCGTGACTATCGGCGCAGAGAAGGCCAGCCACGTTCTCAAGAAGGTTGCGATGTCATCCGTCGGGATCACGGAGCGCGGCCTCGAACCCGGCGGCCACATCAAGGCCTCGGCCGAAATCGGTGAGCACTACTACGCCAAGCTGAGCGCGGAGGAGAAGGCCGCCGTCCAGCGCAAGAACGCTGAGATCGACAAGGACGTCCCGTCCGCGCCACCGGCAAACATCTCTGGAGTTACGTCGGAGGACAAGGCGAAGCTCACCGGCTTCATGGACGACGCTTCCGCGGTCAAGTCCAACGAGCGGTCCATCCCACCAGGCGCCCTCGACGCACTGGCCCAGTTCCCGCTCAAAGACATCTTCGCTACGCTGGTTGCGCTCGGGATCGATCTGAAGCCGGAGGAGTTCCAGCGCATCATTCTGGTGAAGCAAGGTGCGGCCGCGCTCGCAAACAAGCTCGCCGCCCGCCGACTTGTGTTCGACGAGACAAGGCCGGCGGCAACGATGCCTAAGTGGGCGGCGGCACTTCGGGTTTTGACCGAGCATGACGTCAGCGAAAAAGTCGCGATGGTCCTGTACTCGTACATCGAGGACCGGTCGTGCTACCCGGAAGTCTTGCTCAACCGGCTCGAGCGGATGGAGAAGCAGGGCGGGGTCACCTACAAGCGAGACAGCCAGTGGTACCCGATGACCGACGACGAGAAGCGGCGCTCATCAGGGATCCAAGGGCTCGTTCCGGCGAGTCTTGCTCTGGCGGCAGGCTTCATGGTGTTTCGAAGGCATTTCCCCTCGCTGATGAGCAAGGCCCCCTCTCCGCTTCGAGCTCTGTCAAAACACCCGTGGCTCCTTCCGCTGCTGATGAGTGCAGGCGTCGGAGCATCAGTTGGCCTTTCGACCATGTCGTCGGCTCGTCAGATCACTCCGCACGGTACGGGGAGTGGACTTGACGGTGGTAATGCACGGGCCTACCATGGCACGAAGACTGCGAGCATGAATCCTGTTGCTCAGTTGGGATTGATTCCTCTCGCATACATCTACGCAGGCAACCAGCAACAACGATGTCAAAGCAACGCGCCCTCTACATCGTTCGACCGGCTCGCGTCATTGCGACCGGACGTGTTGGACCTCACAAAACACAGCAGCGCACCTGGGACCACAGCCATGTACGCAGCCGGGTCGTCTGCGTCGGCGGTGCCTTCTTCGATAGTCGGCGCCTCCATCGACACGAGAATCTTCAACGCAACCAGACGACTCGCATCGCGCAAAAAGGAATAGGTTCATGCCCACACTCAACGACCTCATGGAAAAGTTTGCCTCGGCTCCAGACGCCGAGATCAACGCGGCTCCCACGTCCGGCAGCACTCCGGACGCCTTCGACGCCGGGATTCCCGGCACAACCAAGATCGCCTCTGGAGGGGACGAAATGAACTCGCTGCAAGACATCTACATGGCAATCTCCGACGCCGACCACGAGAAGATCGCCCACCAGGTCGCCAACGTTCCCCCGGAGGTCACGATGGACGATGGGTCTGCCGACGTCGACTTCGCGAAGATGGCTTCGGACCTCGCCGACGCCGAGACCCAGGAGATCGTCGAGACCGACACCAACGACGAGATCGTCAAGATCGCGTCCGAGTACGACGCGGCCGGTCGCATCATGGCGCGCGGCTTCTACGACGAGTTCAGCAAGCTCGCCGGCAACATGGACACCGACGTGGCGTCCAACCAGATGACCGAGTCGCCGTCCGCGGCGTCGACTCCCTCGCTCGGTGAGCGCGGCCTTCCGACCGTCGAGACCAACTTCGCCGGCAACGAGGCCCACGATCAGAAGATCGAGACGGCCGGCACCGGCCCGAAGCAGGTCTACAAGGACGTGCTCAAGCCGAAGAAAACGATCTCGGCTGGCCAGGGTACCGGTGACGATCCCGAAGGTGCGGCCATCAGCCTCGGCGGCGGCGCGCCGGTCGGGTTCGCGACGGTGCGAGACCTGCAGGCTTAGCCTCAGACTCCCGTCTCCCACTCAACCCGAACGCGGAGTTACCGATGAATTCACTCAAAGAAGTCTTCACCACGATGCAGGGCCAGGACCACGTCAAAGAGGCCCAGGCCCAGGCCGTCGCGGAGCACGGGCCGGCGTTCGCTAACGTGGACGCCGAGCTCATCAAGCAAGCCCAGGACTACGACCACATCGGTCGCGTCCTTGCCCACAACGTCTTCGCCGACCTCATCAAGCAAGCCATGGATGAGGAAATGCCCGAGGCTTCCGATGACGACAAGTCCAAGGGTCTCGCCGCTCTGATGGCAAAGGCGCGGGGCGAGAAGTCCGACGACAAGGACAAGGACAAGGACGACAAGGACAAGGACAAGGACAAGGTCGAGGAAGAGAAGCAGGCGATGGCCGGCATGTTCGGCGAGGGCGGCGACAAGGACAAGTGCAAGAAGTGCTCGCACAAGTCCTGCAAAGGCGACGGCTGCTCTGACTGCCCCGACTGCAAGGGCGGCGAGAAAGAAGCATCGGTCCGCGACAGCGTGCTTCGTCGCATGGCCCAAGACCCCGAGTACGTATCTCACCTGATCGCCAAGCACTACCGCTGAGGTACAATCGAGGCAACTGCCTCACGCTAGGAGATCGCAATGGGCTACACACTCGACCAGCTCCTCGACGAAACGGGCGTCAACCGTATCAGCGGGGCTCACCTTGCGAAGCAGGCTTCCGAGCCTGCCAAGCACGACCTCATGAAACTCGCCGATCGCTGCCGCGCGGCCGTCAACGCAACTGACGCCGATCACGAAGCGGCCGCGGCGCAGGGGTTGGTCGAAAAGACGGCTTCCGTTGCGGTCATCCGCCGCGCCATGGCGGAGATCAGCGCCATCGACAACGGCACCCCTCCAGTGCATTCGAAGACGGCCTCGTCCGAACACCCGGGCGAGGCCGACTTTGTCGCGGCCGCCCTCGAGCAAGGGCACAGCCCCGAAGCCGTTGCTGATTTCCTCGAGAAGAACGCTTTTCTTGGGCGCGCCGTTCGCGGAGTTCAGAACTGGCGCGCGGCCCGCGGCGCCCGACAGGCCGGCAAAACCATCGCCAAGGGTGACGCGCAGGTAGGCCGCAACTTCCGCGAGTGGCAGGACATCGTACAGAAGTCCGGCAACCTCAGGGAAGGTGAGCGCGCCGCGCTGGTGTCGCGCATGCAGCGAGAGCTCGGCGCGCAAAGTGCGATGAGCGTGTTCACTGCAACAAACGCCAAAGGCTTCAAGGACCTGGATGCGTACAAGAGCTTGCAGAAAGCAGTCCCCAAAGCTGCCGCGACCGGAGGTGGCGCCGCGACCGGCGGCGGCAAGGCTGCAGTCGGCCTCAACGTGGGGGACAAGAGCGTCGGACTCTCGTCAAAGCAGCTGGACAAGGTGAAAAAGCCCGCCCTCTACCTCGGCGGCGGAGCTCTAGCGCACCGCGCAATCGGCGGCGGCGGCAAGGACAAGCCTTCCGGGAAGCGCGGCGTCGTCGTCGTGAACTCGTAGTTCTCTGGCCTGCTTGCTGTTGCAGATCCCCGTTGCGCGGCGGTTGGGGCCGAGAAAATTTCGCGTCAAGTTGACGTAAAGCCCACCCGGCGTACCATGAAAAAGGTCGCCACAAAGCGCAGGCGGAGACCCGATGTCAACCAGCAAAGACACCCCGATCGAGAACAAGGACTCGTTGCTCAAGGAGGCCGCCGACGCGCTCGAGCTGGCCAAACTTCGCACCGATGCCGAGAAGCTTGCGTTCTCGATGGTCGAGCGCGGCAAGGTGCCGCCGTTCGAGTCGTTCGTCGAGTTCGAGGAGAAGGTCGCTGGCCTGATGCAGAAGGACCTGCGCGTCGTGGCAGAGGCTCTCGAGCTCGATGTTACGCTGCCGGAATTCGGCAAGATCGCATCAGAGAGCGACGTCCCAGCAGATGCTCACGCCGCCTTCTTCCATAGACTGGCGGAAGACTAACCGATTCCTGAAGGAGGATTCAGATGGCATTTCCCGTTCCCCCAGACGTTCGCGATACGCGAGACTTCGAACTGGTCCTCGGCCAGGACGAGATGCTGCGCCAGTCGATGGCGATCGCGGTCGAAGCCTCGCCCATCGATGTAGGCGAGTGGATCAAGCCCGTCACCAGCGGTGGCGTCACCAAGGCTGGCAAGCTCGCCACCGGCGTCGACACGCTCGCGGCACCCGCGCTCGGCGCGAAGGTCTCCTGGACCAAGTACCGCCAGAACGACAGCAACTTCGGCCAGAGCGATGCGCTCGCGACCAAGACGGTCGACATCCTGAGCGGCAACTACCAGGCCAAGACCAAGCTGTACAACACCGGCAGCGGCGTGTTGGCGCCCGGCAACCTCCTGGTTGCCATCTTCGACGCAACGCAGGCCGGCGGCATCCTCGATGCCGTCGATCCATCCTCGGCTACGATTCGCCAGCTGCAGGCGGCCGTTGGTCGCATTCTCGAAGTCGCCGGTGGCGTTCTTCACTACGAGGCGCCAGGCCTGTAGGCCTCGGCTGAGCTAACCCCCAGCAGAGACTACAAGGAGAAGGACCATGGACCAGATCGACGCCGCCACTTTCAACAACCTCTTCATCTCACGCCTCGACACCCACGACGGGCTCGAGAAGGCTGCACAGGCCGGTGGCGCATTCGTGCGCGAGCGCCTGCGCGAGGTATCGTTCACGCGCAGCATCCTGCCGCCCGAGTACGTCACCAAAGCGGACTGCCAGCGCTCCGTCAACCACGACACGCTCGTCAAGATCGTCGACATCGAGCCGCAGTCGAACGCCGCCGCGGTCAACTTCCGCGGCAAGGCCTTCGAGCGCTACATCGAGGGCGACCGCTACGAGATCCCGTTCTTCAAGATCGAGAGCGAGAAGTTTCGCAAGAACGAAGCGGAGCTCCTGGCCTTCGACTACCCGGTGACCAAGGTCATCGAGGAGAACTCGGTCAAGGACATCCAGAAGATCGAGGATGGCAAGTTCATCGAGTTCACCGACGCGGTCATCGTCGCGAACGGCAAGACGATCGTCCCGGCGGCCGCCGGCCCCGCGACGTCCGAGAACCTGGTGAAGCTGTTCAAGGCCCTGGACACGGACGAACTCGCCGTCGGTTGCATCCTGATGCACAAGGCCGACTGGGACGACTTCATGACCCAGGAGTCCGCGATCATCGGCTCGCCGCTGGCGTCCGAGGTTCTCGTCAACGGGTACAAGTACAACACCATCCTCGGCCACAAGCTGGTCGTGACGATCAAGTCGTCGATCGTGCCCCCCGGTGACCTGTACATCTTCACCGACCCGAAGTACCTCGGGAACTTCTACATCCTCAACGACACGAAGTTCTACATCGAGAAGCGGGCCGACATGGTCTCGTGGCAGACCTGGGAGTACATCGGACTCGGCTACGGCAACCTGCGCGCCGCGGCCAAGATGACGCTCACCTAGACGTCGTCTTGACCCGAGCGTAAAGCGGGGCGTACCGTATAGGCATGCTCAAGTACAAGATCACAAACACCTCCCACCGAACTGACAAGGGCGCTCGCAACGTCTACGTCACCGAGGCGGGCAAGCTACTCAAGCCGGGTGAGTCATGTACGACCAACCGACTTGACCAGGGCACCCGGGCACAGGGCGACTCCGGGCTCCTACACATCACAGAAGGCGCTCACGCGCCAGCGCCCGTCTTCGCGGAAGAGCCGCTTCCTCCCAAAGCTCCCCCAACCTCCTCCGCGGTCGAGGCATCTGCCAAGGCCGCGGAGGAAGCGCGCGCGATGGATGAGCGACTGGCCGCGAAGGAAGCCGCCGCAAAGGCAGAACTCGTTGAGGCTGAGGCGGCCGCGAAGGCCGAGGCCGAGGCCGAGGCTGAGGCCGAGGCTGAGGCGGCTGAGGCGGCTGAGGCGGCCGCGAAGGCCGAGGCCGAGGCCGAGGCTGAGGCTGCTGCGAAGACCGCCGAGGCAGAGACTGACAATCATCGCGGCGGGTCGTCTAAGAAGAAGAAGCGCGGCGGGAAGAACTAGCCCCATCGGCACCCCGCCGAAGGAGGCTAGCCATTGGCGACGACAACCGGCACTGCAGAGCAGGACCAAAAGGAGCGCGTACGCAAGCTCCTGCGCCTGTTCCTCAACGACACTCCCGAGCTCAACCGCCTGATCCGTCGGGAGGAGTCGAACGACACCAAGCTCGATCTTGCGATCGACTTGGCCATCGACAACTACAACGTGACGGCGCCGTTGCTTCAATCGCACACGGTTTCGAATTTCCCCTCGTTGTACCTGCTCATCTACGGCGCCTCGATCCATGTGCTCCGCAGCGCTGGCCTTCTGCAGTCTCGCAACGAACTCGCCTACAGCTCCGGCGGAGTGAGCGTCCGCATCTTCGACAAGACGCAGCTCTATCAGAGCTGGATCGCGCAATTCGTGGCTGAGTACGAGCGAACGAAGACGAATTTCAAGATCGCCACCAACATCAACAGCGCCCTGTCCGGTGCAGGAGTCGCGTCCGAGTACTCGATCCTGAACTACTTCTGGTAGGCGATGCTCGCATTCCGCAGGCTCGACGTCATCATCGCCCAGCCCGGCGCGCCGCCGAGCGGGAACGCGCGCGTGCTGGTCTGCTGGGAGCTCGTCACGCAGCACAGTGGACTCGACGAGACCTCGTTCTCGATCGAGCGTTCGCTGTCGCCGCAGTTCTCGGCCGACGAGTTCGAGGTTGTGTCCGAGGGGATCCCCGGCGCGGACGGGCAACTCGCGTACGAGTACGACGACATCACGCCGAACCTGATCAGCTGGTGGAGGAAGTACTACTACCGAGTCCGCGCCAGCTCGCCGAACCTACTGTTCCCCGACGCTCTCTCCGAAGTCCGGACATGGGAAACGAGCCCGCGTCCCCACGAGCTCGCCATCATCGAGCGCCACAACTTCGTCCTCCAGTACCTGCAGGGGACCCCCTCGTTCGTGTTCGTGGAACGCACCACCGCTGCAGCCCACTGCCCCTGCTATGACGCAACGGCAGGACGGCCGACCAGCTCGAGGTGCACCCTCTGTCTAGGGACGGGGCGCCAGAGGCCGTACTTCGAACCCATCCCCGTCTTCGTCGACTACAACCCGGACGAAAAGCTCGTTCAGCTCTCCCAGTTCGGAGAGCTGCAGCCCAAGCAAAAGGACTGCTGGTTCTCGGCGTACCCGCAGGTCAAGCCAGGCGACCTGATCTACGAGGTCATGCCCGCGGCTCTGTGGCGCATCGAGAGCGTCAAGACCATCCAGCCCATGGGGACGACGATCCAGCATCTGTGCCGGCTCAACGCCCTCAAGCGAGACGAAGTCGAGTACTCCCGGCTGGTGCAAAGGATTCCAGACGCGGAGCTCCGCGAGATCGTGCAAGAATGGGAGAGGGTCAAAGAGGAGCGGATGTTCTGATGAACCATTTCTTGCGCGGATTCGGCAACGAACTCATGAAGATTGGGGCTTTCCCCCAGCACGAAGTTGCCTCCTCCTACGACTCAGGAAGCTCGGTGGCAGCTGTCATGAAGCAGGTCTCCGGGTCGGGCCTAAAAGGGGGGCGCACCACGCTCACCCCGCCGGCGCCGACGAAGCGCGCGCCGACCCCTCTCACTACCCCAAACCAAATGGTTGGATACTCAGCGGGACAGCAGTGATCGGCTTCGGCGACATGATCCAGATCGTTCCGTCCGAGGACGCCAGGATCACTCGCCGAGACGAGGTCAACGAACTCGCCCGCGAACGACTAGCCGAAGACGTTCAGCTGAGACTCCGCGGACGAGTCGACCACGGCCTCGACGTTAGATCTGCTCATCGAGCTCAGGCCGTTCGAGTGACAGCGGAGGGTAATCGGCTCGTCATCGACAGGGCCGACCAGGGCGCAGTCCTCGGCGCCGCCGGCGACCAGGTCGAAGAGACCGACCAGACCATGGCCAGCAGCGTGGACGAACTGTTCGAGCCCAGCTCCGGGGTGCCCAAGATGCAGAGGGACGCTACGGGGAAAGAGCGTCTGGTTTTTCGCACCATCAGCGCCAAGGAGGTTTTTGCTCAGCAGAAGCAGGAGCAAGCCGACTCAACCGTGGAACAGACGGTGACAGACACGGTGCGTACAGGTATCGTGGATGCTTACGAAGGCGCGTTCAAGACAGTTGCCCGTCAGCATCCTGAGCAGTAATGAGCGAGCCGGTCACACACCAGGACAACGCGCGGAGTCTTCACAACCCGGAGAAGCGCTACGTCCGGGCGCACAACGTCATCAAGGGGTTCGCCCTCGAGGTCGCGCAGCTACTCTTCTACGAGGGCAATCCTCTGGGCTTTTGTTGGGACGCCGAGCAATCAAAGACCCAGATCATGGTCGTCGACAAGTACTCGTTCGACCTCGACCAGGTCGGTAGCACCCCGGCGGTTGTGGCAAACCGTGGCCCTCTTCGGTGGATGAAGACCAGCGGCTTTCGCCAGCTTCAATCCATCGACTTGCGGACAGACAAGAGGACCCACACGGACCTCATCCAGGGCAGCGCAACGCTCTCTTGCTTCTCAAGGCAAGGCATGGAGGCCGAGGATATCGCCGGCTACCTCCACGAGTCGTTTCAGGTATTCCGGGACGTCCTGCGGAAAATCGCAAGACAAGGTATCATGGTCCCGAATCACCTGGGCTTTTTCAAAATTGAGGCCACGAGCATGGGCGAAGAAGCCCTGGTAAAAACGGATTCGAGACCTGAGATTTCAGTAGTGCCTGTTGCTATCCAGGCGATGGTGCAGCGACGCTGGAGTGTCACCCCGAAATCCAGGAAACTGCGAGACATCGTTGTGCGGACAAGCAGGAGTGGCACACCCTAGCGAGCAATCAGGAGGAGCGTTAGATGGCATACCGCCGACCTGCAATCGAAGTCATTCAAGAGTTTCAGAACGCCGCGGCCGCTCTCGCGCTGCCGTCCTTGCCCGCCGTCGTGGCCGGCCCTGGCTTTCAAATCGCCGAAGACGTGAGCGTCGGGGCGTACTCCGAGGATGATCTCGGTATCACGTCCTACTCGTACAGCGGCCTGACGGCCGGCGCCGTCGTCGACCTGGACGCCGCGCCGACGAGCGAGGCTGAGGCCAACGCCCACAAGCCAGTGAGCTTGAAGCTCTCGAACGCGTACCTCGTCAAGGAGCCCACGCTTCCGTCGACAAGCCTGATCACGGGCCAGCTGGCAACGCCGAACGTGTTCACGGACAATTCCACCGGTGCATTCTCGGCGTTCGATCCGGACGCCAGCGGAGCTCCCACGTTCTACATCGACGTGATCGCGGCCGCGGGCATCGACGCCGCAGATGTCGGCCGCAAGCTGGTCATCAGCAAGACCGACGACAACAACCTCGTCGTCGCGGCCGAGTGGCAGAGCACCCTGCCGCTGACCAACGTCGAATATCGCGTGCTCGAGTTCCGCGAGGAAGAGGAATACACGAACGCGGACTTCTCCGACAACGGAATCAGCGCCGACGCAGACTCGGTCGACGTTCTACCCGGACTCGCGTCCCTCGACACCGTTGCGCTCCCCGTCGTCGAAGCCACGATCCTTCTGTCGTGGCGCGCGCTGCGCCCGGACCTGGCCAGCGCCCTCAACGTCTTCACCGACCTGGACTCGCTCGAAGCGATCTTCGGTGTCGGTGCCGTCGTTCCGGCCAACGCCGGCGCCTACGCGGTCAACCTCGCCCTGCAGAACACCACCACCGAGGTGTCCTTCACCGGGCTCGGGAGCGATTTCTTCTCTGCGGAGGAGGCCTCGTGGCAGACGGCGTTCGAGTACCTGGAGTCCAAGGACGTCTACGCCATCTCTGTCCTGACCCACAACACCGCCGTCCACCAGACCGCCAAGACTCACGTCGAAGGCATGTCCTTGTCCACCATCGGCCGGGAGCGCATCGCGTTCATCAACCGGACCCTGGTCGAGGAAGAGACCGTGGTCCCCTCGAGCGGCATTGGGTCGGTGACCTCGGCCGGAGCTGGCAACGGCACCAGCGGGGCAACGAACAAGATCTTCAAGGACCCCACGAACGGTGGCTACATCACCGACGGCGTCAACGTAGGCCATTTCATCGAGATCAGCGCCTACACGGCGGTCCAGGGGATCCATCGTTCGGTCACCCCGGACGAGAGTGACTGGTTCGAGGACACCGCGCTCGCCATCCAGATGACCAACGCGGCATTCGTCTCCGGCGACCTCGTCCGCTTCATCCTGGTCCGAGACGCCACCACGCCTGGCAACGACCAGGTCTACGACATCGGCACCATCAACAGCCCCGTCAACGTCACGGTCTCGCCGGCGCCGGCGGCGGCCGAGCTCATGGTGAGCACCACACGCGCGTGGATTGCCGATCTGTCGCGCAGCTCCGGCGTCAACGTCGCCGACAACGTCAACGCGGCCACGAAGACGTGGGTCTTCGCGGGCGGGGCATTCACCGAGGCCGATGTCGGGCGGCTCATGTTCGTCACGAACGCCCCCACCGCCGGCAACAACGGGGTCTTCCTCATCGGCGGGTTCGTCAACGCTACGACCATCACGACCGTCGAGGTTCCCGCTGCCACCGAGACTTTCACGGCGGGCGACGTCACCGCCGACATCTACATCATCAATCGAGATCCGGCCCGCGACATCGCATCCGACGAAGTCAACGGCACCAGCCGCGAATGGACGATCCTGGGGGCGATCTTCACGTCCGAGGATGTCGGCCGCAAGCTCAGCGTTGCTGGGGCCCAGGAGGCCGGCAACAACGCCGACCACGTCATCGAGGCCGTCCTGTCCACGACCAAAGTCCGCACCAGCAATCTGACCACCCCGGTCACCGAGGTGTTCTCCGGCCTCCTGCCGCAGACCGGACTCACCACGCTGGACCTCCTCTCGATCACTCCGAGCACGGCCGAGGACGCGTTCATCACGGGGACGCGGCACGCGGTCGAGTCGATCACCTCGGAGAGCCAGCTGGCCCTCGTGTCCGACCCGACCGCTGGATTCGGCGGCACCATCGAAGACGTGGTCTACACCATCGTCAAGGACCTCACCCTGGCTGAGCAGGCGACCTTCCTGGCAGGCTACGCGACGTCGTTCGCCTCCAGGCGCGTCATCCACACGTGGCCCGACATCTTGGCGGTCTCTGTCAATTCGGTCGCGACGAAGGTCCCCGGCTACTTCGCCGGCGCCGTCCTTGCCGGGATGTGCGCTGGCCTGCCGAGCCAGGCCGGGTTCACCAACCTGAGCGTTGCCGGGTTCGTCGGCCGAGAGAACTCGGACGACAGGTTCAGCGACACCCAGCTCGACACGATCGCCGGCGGCGGCAACTTCATCTTCACGCAGCCCGTTGCCGACGCAGCTCTCAGCATCCGCCACCAGCTCACCACCGACCTGTCGGCGATCCTGTTCCAGGAGTTGTCGGTCACCAAGAACGTGGACCTCATCGCCCGGTTCTTCCGCACCGTGTATCGCCCGTTCATCGGGGTCTACAACATCACGGACACGCTGCTGGACCTGCTCAAGACCCGCGGCGAAGCTGGGATCCAGTTCCTGCTCGAGCAGCGCGCCGCGCGCGTGGGCGCACCCATCCGCAACGGCTCACTCGTTCGCATCGAAGAGTCTTCGACTAACGCCGACACCGTGGAGATCGACATCGACATCGATGTGCCGCTGCCGCTCAACAACATCAAGCTGACCCTCCTGGTGTAGGGGAGCCCTGAGAAGGAGAACCGCGCATGTCTCGTATTCGTCCAGCAGCCACAACTGCCTTCAATAACTGGGACTTCCACAACCACCACGTCCAGAGCGAGCTCTTTGGTGGCGAGTTCGTCAGCGCTGAAACAACGCTGATCGCCGCCGGCCCGCCGAGGCTGTCCGACATCGGCAACGGTGACTCGACCATCGACGACCCCGAAGCCGACCAGGTCTTCCCCATCGGGGTGCTCGAGAACGTGGGGCTGAGCCAGTCCAAGCAGCTGCAGCGCATCTTCGAGATCGGCTCGAGCCGCAGCTACTTCATCCCCGGGCGCACCATTGGGTCGGTGACCCTAGGCAGGGTCCTCTACCACGGACCGTCCCTGCTCAAGGTGCTGTACGCTCACTACAAGCAGACCGCGTCGGGCGCCATCCAGATCAACTCCGAGGGCAAAGACGCCACTCTTCCGATCGGCGGCATCGACATCCCGCACCCCAACGCCACCATGCTCGAGCTGCCCGCGCTCCAGCAGGAGCTCCACCGGGTCAAGTACAGCCCAGGCTTCGACAACCTGTGGCTGAACCTGGCCTCGGACATCTTCAACCAGCCCACCGGACTCGCGATCTACTTCCGCAACCAGCTCGACATGACGCTCGGCGCCGTCTACCTCGAGGAGTGCTACGTTCAGGGGCACCAGCTGTCGATCAGCTCCGGGTCGGTCCTTCTCATGGAGGGCGTCAGCCTCCAGTTCGATAGGGTTCGCCCCATCCGCATGATGCTCTCCGGCGCCGGAGTTCCGCTGTTCGCCAACCAGTAGCCATGTTCCTCGAGGCATTCACCGACGAGCTCATTCGAATCGAACCGGGCGGCCTAAAGAAGGTTGCCCGGTTCATGGGGCCGCGGCCAGATCGGCTCGTCGAGCGACTGGCCGCCACAGGCGCCCTCAGCTCCGGCGCGCTCCACGGTGCCCAGGTAACGAAGGCGGGGCTGACCGGCGACTACGGGCCGGAGGGCTCGTTCAAGGGTGCCCTGGGCAAAGGCGTCGTCGGTGGGCTGCTCGCCGCGCTCGGACTGAAGGCCGTGGGGCGCATGTCGCGCCGCGGCCGGTAGCTCAGCCCCAAGCCTCAATCGACGCCAGACTGGGGAGCGCGCGCTCGATGCACGCGTCCTTCCAGCCTGGTCGACCAACTACGCCCTTGGCCCTAATGGTGTAGAATTGCACCTGGAACTGCTCGCTCGGTGGCGTGTATTGGATGTCGACAGTGCTCGGGAAGATCACGTCCATCGCCGCGATGGCCAGCACCAGGACGTCCTGCCACACGATCTTCGGCGGCTTGACCGGGAACAGCTGGTAGACGTAGTCGTCCCCGACGCACGCGTGCTCGATCAACCACCGGCCGCCCGGCTTCCGGTACTCGGCGTAGACGATCGGAGCAACGACCTGAGCCTTTGCGAGCCGGTCTCCCAGCGCCCGACTCGCCTCATCGTCCTCCTCGAGCTCACGCAGCAGCTCGTCGGCCTCCGCCGCCCGCTCGCGTACGCGCGCGCGCGCCGCGCGCTGCGATTCTCCCTGGGAAACCAACCTTGACGAGTCGAACAAGCGCCCCATGAACCGACGCTACGATCATCCGTTGCTTACGTCAAGCAGACGTACCGATCATGCGAACATATAGACTCTGAAGGCCGAGTCAGCGGCGGTCGTGACGGTCAGCGCGGACAGGCCGCCGTTCGGGTTGAACCACACCCAGAACCCGCCGTCGACCGAGATCGCAAGGACAGTCGAGGCGCCGTTGATCTTCAGATCGCCCGCGCCAGACTCGACCTCGATGTAGCAGGCCTTCGCATCCGTGATGCGGCCCATCAGGTCGACATCGGCGACGGCGCCGGTAATCACGACATCGTCGACATTGCGCTCCGCGTAAACGAGTTCCGCGGAGAACGGTCGGGACGGAGGGGTTGCCTCCGTCCCGAGGGGGAACGAGATGGTACCGGCGATGCTCAGGGTGGGCATGGCCCCGATTCTACACTACTCGAGCAAAACAGCAGCGCGGTCTGTTGCCCCCAGGAACTCGGTGTGCTCCGTCTGCTCAGCGATGAAGTCGATCAGCGCGCCCGCCGCGGCGCGGTATTCGTCGAGGTCGAGTCGAGCTGAGAGGTACCTGATCCGCTGGAAGATGAACGCCGTCTGAAACACGTCCTGCATGCAGTACGTGTCGATCTCCTTGTGCTGCCCGTCCTTGTAGGCCTGGTGCACCTTGCTGCCATCGATCCCGACTTTGCCCGGAAGGCCCATGAGCTTGGCCAGGTTCTCGAGGTGCGGATACCGGAACGCGCCCTTGTTGGTCCACAGGTCCTGGACGTCGATGTGCCGGCCGCCGTAGCGATCGCGATACTCCTTCGACCAGCTCGAGACGCCACCCTTGTTGTCCGGCAGGAGGCCGAAGTACCACGGCATCTGGATGCCATAGCGGTACGCGCGGGTTTGAAGCACCGGTACATCAAACCCGCGACCGTTGTAGTCGACCATCCTCAGCGCGTGCTCCTGCTTCCACATCTTGCCGGACACAGCTTCGTTCCACCGCTCGATGGCGGCGCGCTCCCCCTTGCCACCCGCCGCGCCGCCGGCGGCGCAACCACCCTTGACCGGCTTGAGGTCTTCGTCGAGCGCCAGCATCCCGATGCAGACGACCTTGTGAGCCCAGATCGGAGGAAACGGATCCTTGTCTGGATAGCGCTCCTTGTCCGACTCGGAAGGTGTCCAGTCGCCGGCGATCTCGCTCTCGGGGATTGTCTCGATGTCTTGGACCAGGTACTTGATCATGGTTCTCCTCCAAACAGTTGCCAGTTGCCATTGGTGCGACGAACCACCACTGAGAACTTCACCAACTCCTCGTGGGTGAAGTTTCCTGTCTTCGCGGGGATCGCCTCCGGCTCAATTCGAAACGCAATATCCTCCGAGGCCCTGACAAGTCCGAACGCTTCGACCCCGGCGGCCTTGAGGGATCTCAGCATGGAGATCTGAGGACCGGTGAATGGGTGCTTGAGCATCTGCCCCGTGCGCCGCCCTCGATGAAACGGATCCGGCATCAACGGCCGCAACTGTTTTGCCTCGATAGCCATCGCCCAAGCAACAGGGAGCGTTGAACCAGACTTGCAGGTCGGCACCCACACCAAAAGATCCGGCACTCCAAGCGTGTAGTTGTCCGACGGACGGATGGTCACCGCCGAGTATCGTGACTTCAGATGCCTCTGCAGTGCATCAACGAATGCTTTCTCGACCAAAGCGACCTCCCTTCCACAACTCGTACTTCACGACCGGCTCGCTCCCGGTGAAGTCGATGTGCATGTGGTTCTCTCCCTTGCCCGGGCGCGAGAGCGTCTCGGCCCTTACCGGGAGCTTCTTGAACGCCGTGATCGCAGCAGCCACGCTGGGCTTGATCATGGCGATCATTTCGTCGGCCGTGTACCAGAGGGCGCCGGATGGCAGAGATCCAGGTTCGCGAGGAACCAGGTAGAACTCCCCCAGCGGTGAGTCGAACCGGATGAACTTGACCTTCTTCATCCACTTGAAGTAGCGCAGCTCCCACGTCTTCGAGTCGGGGTTGGACTGCCTGTACTCTTCGGCGAGGATCTCGTTGACCCTGCACCAAGCAGCGTCCCACTCGCCCAGCGCGCGCAGGAAGAGGACCTCGTCCTCGTCACGCAGTGCTAACTCGATGCGCTCGCGGCGTTCAGCAATGGCCTTTGAAGCCTTGTTGTTCTTCTCGAGCAGGTCGCGCCAGCCGGGTAAGCGTTGGCCTTCCGTCTCGAGCTCGGCGGCAGAGAATCTCTCCGCGAGCTTGTCGTGCCACACGTCGATCGTCAAGGTTCTCACCTTGATGAACTCGCGTCCTTTGAAATTTTCCGACCGGATATACCCCTCGAGGGTTACCCATGAGCCGATCCGAAGTTCTGCTGCGACGCGGGCGGAGTCTTTGCCCACAACCTCGATCGCTATCCGGTTCTTGCGTTCCTTGGACTCACCCGACGCATTCTCCCAACCCTCGACCATCGAGAGCTGGAAGGCCGTCAGCTTTGTCCTGGGGCTGAGCGATTTTACTGAGGGGTGCGACGTTACACGTCCCTGCAGCCATACCCGGTTTTTGTACGGAGGCTTTAGCATTGCGCTGGTCCAATGATGTCCGCAGCTTCCTCAACGCTCGTCGCTCGATCAGGCGAACACCCTCTCGGGTGATCCCCAGCATCTCGCCGATCGCTTCAAGGGTGTGTTCTCCTCCCTCGGCAGCAACGAATGAGCAGTTGAGATACTCGGACTTGTTCACGCGGAATTCGCACCCGAGGTTCGTGCACGCTGTCTCCGGGAACACCACCAACCTGTCGGGGCATCGATCAGCCAGTAGCTGGCTGGGAGTGCCTCGAACCTGCTCCGTCGCGACGGTGTTGATTGGTCTCCGTATTCGCATGCAATCGGGTGCGGTTTTTTTCCCCGCATCCATTCGACTTTAGCATGCCGCTACTCACGGGGGAACGCCCCCTCCTTGAACGGCTTGAGCAAACACTCGAGGTGAGCATAGCTCTCGCGCAGGACCTGTTCATCGGCCATGAAGAAGTCGGGGTCTTCTCGAGGGAAAAACCCCCCCACCACCGATGCAGTGGGAGTCCCGGGGGCAATCTCGGCTTTGCAGATAGAGCAGGTCACAGCACACGGTCCGGTGCGAACGCGAAGAAGTAACGTGGGGCGTTCTGAAACAGCACGCTACCACGGACGCCGGTGGCCTTCTCCTTGACGACAGCGAACGGCGCACGGAATCCAGTCACCGAGAATCGCTCCGAGAGCTCATACGTATCCCACACCTCGCCAAAGTACTCCTCCAGATCCTCGCGTGACCGAGGATCGCGATTGATGGCCTCCACGAGCATCCGCAACTCGACGTCCATGACGTGCCCCTCGACCCCTTCTTCGAGATCGATTTTGTCGAGCACCAGGATGTTGAACCCCTCCGACTCGTCCCCCTCGTACCACGCCGGCTTGGGCCAGCAGTCCTCCGCGTGTTCGCGCGGGAACAGTGTCGCGAGGACTTCGTCCAGGCGCCAATGTATGCCCCACCCGCCGTTCTCCCTGTGGAGATTCTTGTGGGACATCGGCTGGTCGTCGAGCTCGTAGAAGTGGCGCACCACCAGGTTGTAGTCTCGGACCACATTCAACAGCACGGGGAGCCCGCACTTCCGACACCAGGTCTTCACCGCCACCATTTCATAGGCGGCCAGGCGGCGCCGAGTCATCCGCCTAAGGGTTTCGACCACCGTCGGATCGGGGAGTAGTTGCGCACTCGTCATCGGGTCTCCTTTGCAATCGGCATCACGACCGCCCTGAACAGTTCGTCGTCTCCACGAATTACGATCGGCGAAGTCTTCTGTTCGAGCAGGTCCTTGTTGAATTCCATCCGCACCAGGCCTGTCCGACAAGCCTTCACCGCATCAAGGAGCAGCTTCTTGTTGACAACGACGTCGACAGTGCTGGCCCCCCCGAAGTCTTTCGCCGCCATCTCCTCTCTGTACCGAGCTCCATCCGTCAGGCTTGCAAACGACAGAGAGTTCCTGAGGCCGTCCATGCAGATTCGAATATCGTCTGATGTCGCGCTGCGCAACACCCGCTCAAGATCTCGCTGGTCGGCCATCCAGAAACCGCCGTAGTCAGGCATCAGGTCTCGCCAGGCGCGGATGTCTTTCTTCTCCGTCCCGGATGCAGCCTGAGCGATGACAGCAAAGTCGGCGCCCTTCACTCTCAGCTGGTTCGCGCAGACGTCTATCGCGGCCCAGTCCCTGTTGACCACGCTGCGTAGGTATCTGAACAGGCGCGCGTCGATGAGCATGGCGCGAGGCAATCTCCAGTGCTGCCCCTCGATTGGCTCGATCACCATCCGCGGCATAGTTAGCGCATGCAGTCGGTGGTCATCCGTGGCTACCGCCGTGCACACCGAGCGCCGCTGCCCGTCGACAAATTCGTAGTCGAAGTCGAGAACAACACTGTCGAACCGACCCTCCCCCGGTTTGCCGCGCGCTGGCAGCACACGGCTCACGATTTCGTCCAGGTAGAACGCCGGCAAGGCGGCCTTTGCGTCCGCAGCGGGGCGGTCGGGCTCCCCAGGGAAGTTCGCGACGTTGCCGCCGAACGGGACAGAGTTTGGACCGATGCAGACCCCTTCCTTGTCAACGCCGACAACAACCTTCTCATTGCCAGTCCGCAGTCCGCGAAGAACACCAATCGCGTTCGCTATCGGCATGACGACCTGGAAGCCTTTGTCGTCCGTCTTCTCCGCATCGAGTGCCACCAGGGACGAGATCGTGTCTCCACTCGTCTCAACAAACAATCTCGGTTGCGGGCCGTTCTGGAACGTGAGCTTCGCCGACGACAGCATCTTGTCGCTCGATTCCGGCGCAACGATCCGCTTCGCCGCCTCGAGGAACCCGAGGAACGTCTCGAGGCTCACGCTGGCTCCAGCGGCAAGCGGCGGGCGCTCAGCTGGAAGCTCCGAGTAGAAACTTTGCGGCGCCTCCGTGCGCTTCTTGCACTGGTCGTTGTTGCGCTCGTCCTGAGGGGACACGACCTCCACGTCGGCTCGTGACGAAACGTCTCCCGGTAGCTCTGTACGCTGCGCTGGCTTACGTCGCACAGCCAAAGACCGCTGAACTCTCACAAGGCTCTTGGACATACATCCTCCTCACTAGCCTTATGCCTAAAAAGACGGCCTCCTTTCGCGTTTGCGAAGGAGGCCGTCAATGCGGTCGTGGGGGATGACTACGCTAGCGCAGAGATGTCGACTGGAGTGTTCCTGGGTAGCTCCTCAACCGTCGACGGATCAATCCACTCGATGTCGTCGAGTCCGCGGGCGTCCTTGATATCGCGGTAGGTGATGTCGAATTGGATGATCTTCGAGCTCTTCCGTCCCTGTGGATGACACACGCCAACCGCACACCGACCAGAAGCGCGGTAGGTCCGAGCTTCGCCCGCGCGCGCGTCGGACCCAGAGGGCTCGCGCAGAACCTGGATCTTGTTGTTGTCGACGTAGAAGCGGCACCCGTTCTCGTCGTCGTCGGACATTGTTGCCAAGATCTTCTTGACCGCGACGATCATCTTCTCGCGCATCGAAAGCGGATGCAGACGCCCTTGGCGCTTGTCGTGACGAAACGTCACAGTCGCCGGGATCACGGTGGACCCCGGCGACTTCTTCTTGGCTGCGAACAGCTCTTTGCGGGTTGGTGCTGACATGACCCCTAGTCTACCCCTTTTTGAGCTTGTGCCCCCCGAACCGCGTGGAGTGCTTCTCGTGGGTGATATCCGCGAGCGCCTCCTCGAGCTCAGGGTCATCCTTCTTCGCGGCCTTGATCAGCTTCTTCATCGCTGTGGAGTCAACGTTGACCAGCTCGGCGAGGTCCAGCTCGAAGTCAGGGAGTACCTTGGCGAGCTCCTTGGGGTCCCAGGTCTCCGACGTCGAGTGCCTGTAGCCGTAGCACCAGTTGTCTCCGATGCGCACGTTGTCGTTGCGCTTGACGTACGCACGCAGGTTCTCCTTGATCTGCTTGCCCAGCGCATCCATCACCGAGAGCTGCTGCGCGGCTATGATCGCCTGCTCCTGGGTCGCGATGACGTCCATGTCGGCGGGGCTCAGGTTGCATGCGATCGGACACTTGCGGATATAATCGCACCACCCGCACTGCGTCCCAGGGATCGGATCCCACGACTTGATCTCGGCGAGCTTGGTCTCCTCGATCAGCATGACGTTTTCGAGTCGGTCCAGATCCTCCTGGATGCGAACCGTCGTTTGGTAGAACCCGTAGCGGCTGTACCAGATCCGACAGGAGAAGCTGGTCACGTGGTCGTACATCTTGGAGACCAGCCAGGCGTACATCGTGAACTGGTCGTGGACGTCCAGGTCGGTCTGGCTCAGGATGTTTGCCTGGCTCTTCCAATCCCAGATGGTGGCATGGTCACCATCGATCTCGAGAAGGTCGATGATGCCGCGATACGACGCGTCGTCCCAGTCGCACTCATCGAACTCGTCGTTGAGCGCAATCCTCTCC